TTAATTCCACCTTGTCATAACAATATCCTTAATTATCAGTGTATTGTCGCCATTAAATTCTCCATGCCAATACCCATCCATTGTGTTTGTGTCTTGGATTCGTATTTTTGGATATTCAAGTATGTAATACAAATTCTTCTTGGATATGATCCTTGAATTCTCTTCAAGAAGCATACTTGTAACTGAATCTTTCGAAATAAATTTATATCCAGAGTACATTTTTCGATTATCAAAAAAACTGGTGTACGAATATCCCGAAAACGTAGCTCCAACAAATGATTTTTCTTTAGTAGAATCATCTACAACATCATCATTACAGCTAATCAGCAGAATCAAAAATAAAAAAATTAATTTTTCCATTATTTAATAATTTGTAGGATTATTTTTTTGCAAATATATTTTATTTCATTGACATACACAGCAGAACCCTGTATATTCCGATTATATCTGATTTTGGAACTTTAAAAGAAGCATATCGTTCCTGGTCCGGGTTGATTGAAGTGCATAGCAAACAATCAAAATTATCCTTACACTCATTTATTATTTTAATTACTATTCCGTTTGTTGTGTCGAGAACATAGACTTTTCCCCATTCGATAAAACTGTTGTGATTTATCTTTTTGATTAGAATTTGACTTCCGTTTGGATATTCTGGAGACATGCTGTCTCCAGTCACGGTGATAGCAAAGTCAGCTCCTTTTACCGGGGATATTATTCTTTCGGTATCGCTGTCTTTTACTGACACAAGAAAGTCATTGAGCGTACCGGCTTGAGCGGAAATAGGTAGTAATAAAACGGTGTATTGATCTACCTGCTCACTTAACGAATCATCGCCATCATGGGTAATTTCAATCACCTTATTGTCTAGTAGATAATCGACAGATACCTTAAAATATTCAGAAAGTTCCCTAAGAGCATCACCATTCGGAATACTCTTGCCGGCTAAATACTTCATTACTGATTGCTTTGACACGCTTGTGTCGACGCCTATCCTGTAAGGCGTAATACCCTTTTTATCAATCAGTTGCTTTAATTTGTCTTTAAATTCCATAATTTTAAAAAGTTAATTATAGTTAAGATAGGTAACTTAAATAACCCACGCTATTGTATAGGTGATTTTAGTTACCTATATTTGCAACGTGAATTTCACAACGGCAAAAATACAACAATTAATTAAAAAGTGCGACAATGGAAAAAATTAATTTAAGCGACAATCAGATCGTTAAGGTAATAACCGAAAGCGGTGTAGAGGCAACAACAGCGAAAACACTACAAGATTCTTTCTTACCTTTCTTCACTCAGGCTCAAGAATGGGCTGAAAAAGCAGGTCAATTAGTGGTTACAAATGCAAGCCAGGTGCAACTTATGAAAGATGCCCGGCAGGCTCGATTGATGCTCAAAGAAATACGTGTGAATGCTGACAAAACAAGAAAATCACTCAAAGAAGATTCGCTTCGTTACGGCAAAGCAGTTCAGGGTGTATATAATGTAATCGAATACCTTATTGTGCCAATTGAGCAGCATCTCGAAAAACAAGAAAACTTCGTGAAAATTCAAGAAGCTGAACAAAAGGCTAAATTGAAATTACAACGTGAAGACGAACTTCGTACCTATGCTCAATATGTGCCTTTTGGGATTGATCTGGCTAACATGACAGACGAAGACTATCAAAAAGTATTTAGTGGTGCAAAGCTGCAATTTGAAGCAGCAATTGAGGCAAAACAGCGTGCTGAAAAAGAAAGAGTAGAACGTGAAATAGCTATCAAACTACACAATGATCGCAAAAACACAATTATCCCCTACTGGTCTTATTTGTCAGACTCTCAAAAATCAGTTGACTTCTCAACATTGAGTGAAAGCGAATTTGAATTGCTTATCCTTTTCTGTAAAACAGAAAAAGAAAAAGACGATAAAATTCAGGCTGAAATCAAGGCTGAAAATCAAAGACTGGCTGAGAAACTTGAAGCCGAAAGAGCAGAGCGTGAAAAAGCCCTGAAAATCGAACGTGAAAAACAAGCTGAGTTAGAGCGTGAATTACAGGCAAAAAAAGATGCAGAAGCTAAAGCGCAAGCCGAAAAAGAACGTTCCGAACGTGCCGAAAAAGCAGCTGCCAGAAAAGCAGCAAAAGCCCCGGATAAAGAAAAAATGCATCGTGTAATTGAATCCCTTACCCTCACATTCGACGTGAAAGATGCTGAATCGAAAATAACAGCTCAAAATATTATAGCTCGATTTGAGGCATTCAAAGCATTCGCACAATCAGAGATCGAAAAGCTGTAAACATTAAGCAGCCGGATTAAACCCCGGCTGCATAAAATCTAAAGTTATGAAAGCAGCAATTTACTATTTTTTTGAGAGATTTTTCAACAGCAAAAAGGTTGATAAAGCATCACTGATAATAGCAATTCTCGGTTCATTGTACTTCATCATACCATTGATTATTTCACTAATTCAACGAGCATCATGATAGTCGGCATATTGAAAAAACTTCAGGAAAAGATAAATCTGGAATACAAAAGTCCAGAAGACTTTTCAGGATTCAATCCCGGAAAAAGGGATATTGATATAGAGCACAATAACTTATGCTATGAGATTCACTACGATTTTGATGGCTACAAAAAAGTAAGCTCACAATTGTATGTATTCGAAAAGGTAAACTATCAATGGGTTTCAAAACAGGCAGATAAGATGTTCAGCGCTCTTTTGATAATGTGCTTTAACCATATGCTATGTGAGAGATTTGATAGCATAATTGAAGACATGGAGCGCGAAAGAATCGAACAAGAAAGCAGCGTCAAGGAGTATGAAGAAATGATGGAAACTTATCGATCACTTCAATTATTCAGGTAATACAGGCCGGCAGCTTTTGATCGGGCTGCCGGATACAAAATAATTAGCATAACATGGATATAGTTTTAGACAGCGTAAAATTCAGGCAATTCACCAAGGACATGATCGAGGTGGGCAGGATGGATTTTGCAATCCAAATGGGATTGGTTAAGGATAAAATAAGTCAGCGACAGGCTCACATTCGATTTGGCAGAAATCGGGTTGATACGTGGGAAAAAAGAGGTTTGATTAGTTCGACAAAAGAAAAAGGAAACACTTCAACGAGATACTATTCATTGCAAGAATTAACGATTTTAGACAAAAGCGAAAAATATGAGTAAAGAAATCATTACCAACACGATCACCAGGGATTTGATCATGGACATGAAGAAAGGCGACAGAAAAAAAATAGCAATCAAGAGCGAAAAATCGCTCAGAACACGTGCCGGCGAGGCGAATGTTGCTGCAAGGATGGCAGGTTTGCCAAATCGGTGGAAGGTCTCTACGGCATGTAAAGAGTTGGGATACATAGAGATTTTAAGAATAAATTAACCAAAAAAAGTGCGAAAATGGAAGAATTAAAAGCCCAGATCGAAAGATTAAAAATCGATCTTCAAAAAGCAAATGAAGAAAAAGAAAGAAATTTTGCATGGTTTCAGGACGAAAAAGCTAAAGCAAAAGCTCTTGCGCTAAGGCTTCAGACAATTAAAAATATAGTAGAATTTTAAAAAAGTGTGACATGGAAACAAATGTAGTAAAAAGAGAATCAAACATTCTCAACGTGATGGCAGTTGATTTGAGTCAAAGCCTGCCCGATTTAAGTAAAGCAAACGAGCTGCCAGTTGACCTCTCCGGCAATTATTGGACGCCCGAAGTACAGGGCGAAACAAAGCGGCTTTTCTTTGTTGAAATCAAACCCCAAAAGGTACTTTCCGCAAATGGTACAGGCGAATTGATTGATCTGGATTGTGCCGTATTTCTCGAACAAACTGCAAACGGTGTTTCAACTCTCATCAACGGTTCACGGCGCTTGGTGGGCGTTTTGGAACAATATGTTGATGCCGGTGCAATTAAGCAGGGCACACCCCTTCAGATTACTTACAACGGCAAAAAGCGCAACAAATCGAACGCTTTCTCATCCGATAACTGGTCGATTAAACCCCTTTTAATTCAGATTTAAAATGTCAGAATACATGAATCTGAATGAACTCGAAGCAGGCAGAGAGCTAAACCCTCTCTGCTATGCTCAGGGCGATTATCCCGAAAAGGAGGTAATGATTGAGTTCATTGAAAGAAATCACGAAAAGCCCGCAATTGAAATTGACCTGAATGAAATGGCTGTAAATGGTGAAGTTGTTCAGGATGAAATGACCGAATATCTGAACAAAGAGCGAATCGGATCATCTGGCTGCAAAGAAGCCCTTAAAACTCCCCGTGCATTCTTTTACGACTGGAACGAAACGTTTGATAAACCGGATAAAGAACACTTTGAGCTTGGCACATTTGCACACATGGCATTCCTTGAGCCTCACTTGTTCGACTCGGTGAAGGTTGCACCGGATGTTAATTTAGCATCTAAAGCAGGTGTGATTGAGATGATCAAATTCTTTCAAAATTTGAATGATGGTTTTTCAACCGACATTTCAGAGGATTGGAAAATGCAGGATTTGAAAGAGCGATTGTCTTACGAAAAAGACAGATGCACCTACCAGATCATTAAAGAAGAGCATTTCCAAATCATTCAGGCTATCAAAAGAAATTACTACTGGTATGGTGGTGGTATCATTCCTAAAATCCTCAAAGGAGCAAAATCAGAAACATCTTTTTACGGAACCGATAAATCAACCGGATTGCCGGTTAAGGTTCGCCCGGACTATTTTAATATTGAAGAGAACATCGGTGTAAATGCCGTGATAAGCTTCAAAACTACACGATGTGATAATCTCGACCATTTCTTTTATCACGCCGCAAAACTCAAATATGAGTTATCAGAGGGAATGTATCAAGAGGTTATGTCGGATGTTACAGGCCGTAAATTCAATGCTACAATCATGATTATGATGCAAACCGTAATCCCTTACGATGTGGCGGTTTTGTGGTGGTCTCCCGATGATCTTCAGCTTGGAAAATACAAATACCACGAATCAATTCAGATAATTAAATCATGCTTTGAGGCAAATTGGTTCCCTGGTTTTGATGCCCGTGCCGAAAGTGGTGCACATGGTATCATAGATATGAAATTGCCCGAATGGGCTGAAAAAGATATTCACCCAACTGAAATGGAATTTTAATATGGAAAGAACATGTTTTGCATGTAAAAACATGGCGATATGCTTTGTTTTCAGAGATGTCAGAAAAGCACTTTGTGACATTGAAATTAACATCGATGGAAATGCAACCCCGGGAACTGTTCACAATGTGTATAAATCAATTGCAGGTTGCTGCCTGAAATTTAAACAAGCTGTTGAAGAATGAAAATACTTGTGCTTGACATAGAAACAACCGGATTTTTAAATCAGGGCGGAAAAATAGTAGAGGTTGGAATTGTATCTCTGGACCTTGAAACAGGGCAAAAGGAGATAGTGTTTGATTCAGTTGTTCACGAACGGCCAATCACACGTGAAGAGGTTGAAAACAGCTGGATTGTTCAAAACGGCTACATGAGTGTTGAAGAAATTCAAACATCAGAAATGCTTAAAAACAAACTACCTGAAATTCAAAAAGTAATTGATTCATACCCTGCCGGAGCGACTGCATTTAACAGATCATTCGACTTTAATTTTCTGAAAAGCCGTGGAGTAAAATTCCCAAAAGAGCTACCATGTCCGATGATATTGTCAACTGACATTTGTAAGCTTCCAAATCAATATGGGTACTCAAGTTACAAATGGCCAAAAGTAGAAGAAGCTTGGAGGCATTTCTTCCCCGAAATTCAATATGTGGAGATTCACAGGGGTGCGGATGATGCTTTTCACGAAGCGGATATTGTTTATGAGCTTTACAAAATTGGAGCATTCAAACTGAGTTGATATGGATTCATTCGAAGTAAAATGTAAGTCCCTGCTTGAAAATGGCAGAGATCAGGATGGAAAGTTTGCCGATAAAAAAGACAGAGAACTTTCATTTTACAGGCGAATGTATCACTACTATAAAAAGTACACAAATACAATATACAGCCAGGCTATTTTAGATCAACTACAGCTTGTTAAAGAGATCAAAGAGGCTAAAGATGCCTACATATCAGAGAAAAAACACAACAAAAGATTGAAAAAACAAATCGAAATTCTAAAAAATCATGCTAACAGATAAATCCCCAATGCCATACGGGAGACACAAAGGTGTTGAGATGGCAAATGTGCCAGCCTCGTATTTGATGTGGCTTTATGAAAATGACAAATGTACAGATGAGGTCAGAGACTACATCGAAGACAACTTCGAAGTTATACAAATCGAAATAAATAACAAAAATTAAAATCAAATGAAAGAAGATTATTTGCCATCGGACGTAAAATTTGACGTTCCACAACAGCTGGGCTATCCTCCTGTTATTTTTGAAGACCTGACAACAATCGAAGATGTTCGACAGGTTGTTGCTGAAAAGCTCATAGCGATTCAAGAAAAAGACACAATTGCGGTTCGCTTTCTCGATGAAGCAGAAAAAGAAAGAATCCGGGATGAGTACCAGATACTTCTTGAAAGCAAAAAACCACGCCTCGAAGCCGAGCTTGATGCAATTATAGCAGAGGCTAAACAAAAAATCAAAGAAGCCAAGGCCAAATATAATGCGGTTAATACCGAAATTGACGACCTTGTTTCTCAGGTCAGGATCGGAACTAAAAAAATGCACCTTGCATTTGGTGAAACTTTCCGCATCCCTGTAGGTGAAAACTACTTGTACTATACCTGGGTTAATGACCGCTTCAAACTTGCACTTGTACGGACAATTCCGTATCACGAAAAATCAGATGTATTTAATTCTTCAACCAAAAACGCTAAGTTCTTTAACAGTGCGTATGGTCTTGAAGTAAAGGAAATGGCACCTCAAACTCCACCTGAAGCTATTGAAGAGGTGGAAGCTGAAGAAGTAGAAGAATAATGGCACGCGCTGCTCACATAAAAGGTCGCCCGACTAAATACCGTTCAGGTCTTCGAAATAACCCTTACTGGGATGAAGTAAAACGGCAAATCCGGATAAGAGATCATCATCAATGCAGGGATTGTGGTCGGGATTACAGCCTTGAAGTTCATCACATCACTTATAAGAAAAACGGAGTATCTATAGTCGGCAAAGAGCTTGATAATTTGGATTGCTTAATCCTCTTATGTGAGCAGTGCCATCAAAAAGCACACAGCAAATGAAACGAAAAGTATTATTCTTTGAAGGCAACGGACTTCCCTTTATTTCCAATAAACAAGGCCGAAACGACAAGTGCCGGTGTGGTTCCGGAAAGAAAGCAAAAAACTGCTGCGGTACCGAAACAAAGTATTATCACAAAAAAATAAAAGCCGAATCAAATGAGCAACTTAGCAATCAAAATCAATCTAACCAGAATACCGGGAGCAATTTACACTAAACTAACAGGCAGATCCGGTACGCAAAAAAACTGTATCATCATTCCGGTAGAAGATGCTAATCTATTTATAGGTGAAAAAGGTGTTTATCTGGATGCTGTAGCCATTCAATACAGGGAGCAAAAATACGCTGATTCACACTTCATCAAAATGAGCGTACCAAAAGAAGTGTTTGATTCGATGAGTGAAGAACAGCGAAATGCAATCCCGATTATTGGTGGTATTAAGACAATCGCAAAGCAAGAAATTGAGCCAACGGAAGCTCCTGAGTTTGCCCCACCTGAAGATGAATCCGGACTTCCATTCTAAAAACAATCCCCTTTTGCAAATTGAATCAGTTTGGTCGCACTTTCTTTTTTGAAATGTGGGAGGGGATAAGTCGGTCGTGTGGCGGAATTGGTAGACGCTGAAGGTGGTGAGAGTGATAGTCAGAGCTCGGGAACTCCAGTCGCAAAGTTTGGTTCACTCATGCAGGTTCGAGTCCTGTCGCGACCACAATTATAGATAATATGGCAAAGAAAACAAATGAGAAAAAGGCAGAAGAAAGAGTGATACCGTTGGTTTGCTATTGCCGAAACTGCAAAAACGGCGGTGTAATTGATGATTTTAAAGTATGGTGTAAGATTAAAAAAATATGGCAACACTCCCCTATTAAATGTGCAAGTTATGATCAAAGATAGTTATATTGAATTTCTCGAAAAAAAAATAGTAGTAGCTGAAAAGTACGGATTCAATCCGGGTAAAACTATTGGCAGTCTACTACCCCACGCTGAGGCCATATCTAAGTGGTGTATAAAAGGTGGGCGGCGTGCGATATTTGCATCGTTCGGGCTCACAAAAACAGCTATGCAACTCGAAATCGCATACCAGTGCATCAGAAAAGAAAATAAACCATTTCTTATCTGTCTCCCGCTTGGTGTTGTTGGTGAATTTAAACGTGATAATCATGAGTTTTTTAATTCATCGCTCGACCTGGAGTATATTACTGACACTGATTCAATAACCAGTTACGACAAAAAGATATACGTTACAAATTACGAAAGAGTTCGCAAGGGAGATATTGATCCAGAAAAGTTCTGTGGTGTATCATTTGACGAAGCATCGATACTTCGGAATCTTGAGACGGAAACAACTAACTATGTTCTTACTTATTTCAAGAAGATCAAATACCGGTTTGTGGCGACCGCAACCCCTACTCCAAACGACTATATCGAGATTCTCAATTATGCTGATTTTCTTGGGGTAATTGACCGTGGCCATGCATTAACCAGATTCTTTAAGCGTGACAGCACCAAAGCCGGCAATCTCACGCTTTACGAAAACAAGGAGCAGGAGTTCTGGCAGTGGGTTTCTTCCTGGGCTGTTTTTATAAACAAGCCCTCAGACCTTGGATTTTCAGACGAAGGATACAACCTACCGAAGCTGAATATCCATGAAATTGAGGTTGAAAATATCACTGAGGGTGTGATTCTCAACAAAGACGGACATCCGGTTCTATTCAAGGATAACACCAAAAGTCTCGTTGATTCTTCACGTGAAAAAGGAGAAAGCATTCAAATCAGGATTGACAAAGCATTCGATATAGTCAATAAGGATCCGGATAAGAATTGGATTATCTGGCATCACAGGGAAGCTGAAAGGGTTGCTATAGAGAAGAAGTTCAAAGACTTCAATCTAAAGTCTGTTTACGGCTCTCAGAAAAACATCGAAAAAGAAAAGCTGCTGATTGACTTTTCAAATGGAGAGTATCAAATACTTTCCACAAAACCTAAAATAGCCGGGTCTGGTTGCAATTTTCAGCACATTTGCCATAATATGGTGTTTGCAGGTATTGATTACAAGTTTAACGACTTCATTCAAGCAATACACCGTGTTTTTCGCTTTCGTCAGACACAAGAGGTTAATGTTTACATAATATTCACACAGAACGAACGTGAGGTACTTAAAACGCTATTTGAAAAATGGAGAAACCATGTGAAGCTTCAGGAAAACATGGTAAATCTTGTGAGAATGTACGGACTTAATTCAGATAAAATAACTCAGGATATGAAAAGACAGATTTTTAACAACAGAAGAATGCACGTCATAGGCAATGCGACCGTGTATAATGAAGATACCACGATTATTCATAACGAAATGAAGGATAACTCAACCGGTATGATTCTGACATCAATACCGTTCGGAGACCATTATGAATACTCTGACAATTACAACGACTTTGGTCATAATGACGGAAACGAAGAGTTTTTTAAGCAAATGGATTTTCTTACCCCTAATCTCTTCAGAACATTAAAGCCCGGAAGGATTGCGGCAATTCATGTTAAGGACCGTATTCGATACTCCTACCAAAATGGGCATGGGTTTACCTCTATCGAACGGTTCTCGGATAAAACCTGCGATCATTTCGAAAAGCACGGATTTGTGTTTGTTGGTCGAATCACCATCACAACAGATGTAGTCCGGGAAAATAATCAAACTTATCGTTTAACATGGGGAGAACAAAGAAAAGATGCCACAAAAATGGGTGTTGGTATTCCTGAATATGTTCTTTTATTCCGCAAACCGCCTTCCAACGCTTCAAATGCCTACGCAGACGAGCCTGTTGTGAAAAAAATTGATGAGTATCTACTATCACTTTGGCAGCTCGATGCGCACGCTTACTGGAAATCATCAGGTAACAGATTTTTATCCAGTGAGGAGCTGAAGATGTACGATGTTGAAAAGATATTCAACCTGTGGAAACATCACGACAAACATCATGTGTACGACTTTAAAGAACATTTGAGGGTATGCGAAGACCTTTACAAAACAAACAGGCTTTCAAAGTTATTTATGACGCTACCTCCAACCAGCTCAAATGACCTTGTTTGGACAGATATTAACCGTATGAATACATTGAACGCAAATCAGGTAAATCGCAAGCGTGAGAAGCATATATGCCCTTTACAGCTCGATATTATCGAAAGGTTGATATACAGATTCACAAATAAGGGCGATTTGGTTGATGATCCTTTTGGAGGTCTTTTTTCGACAGCTTACAAGTGCCTTGAACTTGGACGTGAAGCGATATCAGCTGAACTTAATTCTGATTACTACGATGATGGATTATTCTATCTGAAATCAATTGAATACCGTATTAGTGCTCCGACATTATTTGATTTGGAGGAGGCGGTATGACTATCTACATAAGTCTTCCGATTACAGGCAGGTGCGAGAGGACACAAAGAAGAAAAGCCAGAATGATTCAGAGGCTTTTAGAGGCCGATGGGCACACCGTAATCAACCCATTTGATATTGGAGATAATTTGGATAGCGTGATTTATAACCCAACTTATAAACAGTACATGGAACGCGATATTCTAGCGATAAACAACCATGCCGATGCAATTTTTCTTTGCAATAACTGGTCAATGAGTATGGGCTGTATGGATGAGGTGGATGCTGGGGTAAAAAAGGGAGTGCTGTTTTTATTAGAATCAACCTATAAGTTTACTTAAAATGAAAGACCCAGGATTTATATTTTATCCCGGAGATTATCTTAGGGATACTCAATGTCTGAGTGAGAAATCACAGGTTGCATATGACCGTATCATGTGTGAACATATGAGAAACATATGTATCTCACAACAACAACTAAACTTCTTCACAAAAAGACTTTCTGACGAAGAAAAAGCAGAGTTGCTTTTTGTGCTGGACGAGATCGATGGAGGTTTTCAGATCGGATGGGTTGCCGATAGTATCACGAAACGACGTGAATACAGCATATCCAGGAGCAATAACCGTAAAAAGCCCAACAAAAAAACGCATAATCAATCAATTTCATATGTAAAAGACATGAAAACACATGATGAACATATGGAAATTGAAATTGAAAATGAAATTAAAGATATAAATATTAAAGAAAAAGGGGTTACAGGGGAAAAGGAAGTAAAGAAAAAGAAGCCTAAAAAAGAAGCTGTAGAACTTCAATTTCCATTCACTTCGAAAGAATTTATATCTGCATGGGAAATTCTTGTTCAGATGCCCAAATGGAAAAAGAAAATCCCACACTCACTCCAACTTGCTTTAAACTCACTAGGAAAGTATGATGAAGAATTTGCAACCGGATTGGTAAATAAAGCGATTGAGAATAACTGGCAGGGGGTTACTTACCCGGATACGGACGAACAATATCAAAAATGGCTAAGAAATGGAAAAATTAGAAAAACCACTCAAAAATCAGATACAACAGATGAAGACTTCCTCAATGCGGTTGCTACAGGACTCGCCAGGGGAATCAGTCAGAGAGATGAGTTTGTATAGCGATAACCTCACGCCTGATTGTGTGGTTGTGGAGCTTAAAAAGCTGGAGATTAATTTTCCAACTATCGACAAGCTTTTTATTGATCTGTTGTCCGAAAGACTAGTAGCCAATAATTTCACAAACAAAAGACTCAGAGATGCCGTGGCGTACCTGATAGACAACTTTAAATACCAAAAGCCAAAAGTATCAGACATAATCGGATTCGACAAAAAAATTAAGATATACACCTATTATGAGATTTACTCGATGATAGAAAAGGGAGAATCTTCTGGATTTGAAGAATTTGAAAAAGTCGAAATCAATGGTGTGATTTACAGAATTAAAAAATCAGATAAAATCAATTTATTATGAAAGAAAAAGAAGATAACAATGGTTGCCTTTATATCGCAGTCGCCACATTGGCATTCTGGGGCACAGTAATAACACTATTTTTTATGTATTTCTGATGAATAAGATTGAATTGCTATATATAGACTTGTTTGCCGGTGCTGGTGGCACTTCAACCGGAGTTGAGACGAGTGGGGGTAGCTAAGGTAGTTGCCTGTGTTAATCATGATGCAAACGCAATTGCAAGCCATGCCGCAAATCACCCTGACGCCCTCCATTTCACTGAAGATGTAAGAACACTTGATGTGACAAACCTTGTCGCTCATGCTAAATTTATGCAACGACAGCACCCGGATTCAAAGCTTGTTTTATGGGCTTCTTTGGAGTGCACAAACTTCAGTAAAGCAAAAGGAGGTAAGCCGCGTGATGCTGATTCACGAACACTTGCATACTCTCTTTACAAACACTACAACCCTGAAAAGAATGAGTATCTTGATGGTGTAGGATATATTCAGGCATTAGACCCCGATTACATTCAAATTGAGAACGTAGTAGAATTCATGTCGTGGGGAGATATGGACGATAACGGGAGGCCGATCAGTAAAAAAAATGGGACTTGTTACATGAAATTTGTAAATGACATATGTAATCTTGGTTATCATACTGATTACAGAATTCTTGATTCTGCCGATTTTGGGTCGTACACATCTCGTAAGAGACTTTTTTTACAGTTTGCAAAACACGATCTCCCAATATCGTGGCCCGAGCCAACACACTGCAAGGGAGGCCCAATTGGATTGTTTAAAGAATTAAAGAAATGGATGCCGGTAAAAGATGTGATTGATTTTTCGGATGAAGGAGTATCAATATTTAGGCGTAAAAAGGGTCTTGTAGAATCTTCTTTGCGTAGAATATATGCTGGTTTAATAAAGTTTGTAGCAGGAGGGAAAGATAAATTTTTATCATTGTACTATAGTGGCAATCCAAATAGCAAAAACATAAGTATCAATGAGCCGGCAAGAACAATAACATCAATTGATCACCATTCGATTGTGAATTGCAGGTTTATTTATTCCTATTATGGAAATGGAGATAATATCAGCTCGATCGATAATCCAAGCCCTACCGTAACAACAAAAGACAGACTTGGATTAGTAAATACAAAGTTTATTGACCAACAGTTCGGCCAATCAAAACCAGCTTCTACAGATAAGCCACTCGGAGCTTTAACAGCAAATCCGAAATACAATCTTGTAAGTTGTAATCAATTTATTATGAATCAGTATTCTGGTGGTGGTCAGCATTCAGACATCAATAAACCATGTTCGGCAATTACCACAACCCCCAAACAAAATCTGATAACTCCGTGGATAATGAACACTAATTTTGGCAACATTGGAAGTAGTATAAGTGACCCCGCGCAAACAATTACAGCAAATCGCAAATGGCACTACCTTATGAACCCTCAATATAACAATATTGGCAGTTCGATAGACAATCCATGTTTCACATTAATAGCACGGATGGATAAATCACCGGCTTACCTGATGCAGGTTGACACTGAAGGTGAATGTGCTCCATTTGTAAAAATCAAAGGAAATCAGATCGTTTATGAAGTTTATGCGGATGATTCTGAGATAATGATAAAAATCAAAAAGTTCATGTGTATGTACGGAATTGTGGATATCAAAATGAGAATGCTGAAAATACCTGAACTAAAAATGATAATGGGCTTTCCAAAAAACTACAAGCTATTTGGCACAAAGGCAGAACAAAAGAAACAAATCGGAAACGCCGTGGATGTTAAAACGTCTAGATCGATCAGTCTGGCAACAGCCTTGGGGCTTAGAAATAAACGCAAAATTGCAGTATAATAATCAACAATCAATTACGGTCGTAAAGGACGATCGGGCGGTGAAAGACCGTAGCTGATTTTTTAATTTAGAACCAGGGGAGGCTTTCGTGGTTGTTGGCCTCCCCAATCTGGTAAAAAAGCTAAACAAATTAATATGATATTCCAAACAGATGACAAAAATATTCAACTCGAAGATACTGGGATGATTAAAGTTCACAATTATCCGGCTAGCCCTAAAACGTATTCATACATCACAAGGGTGTATCGAGAATATCGTAAAAATCAATTTGGATGGAAATATGTAGACGGGGAACCTATTTATTTCCACGATCTAACACAGGAGCAGCTGGTGCTGGCTATAATAATTGGCACAGCACAAAATGCACTGTCAAACTCGCTTCCATACGAAAAGTATTTGACAAGAATAGATTGATTATTAAAAAAACATATAATGACAAACTTAAATGAAATTTCAAAGCAAGTTTACGAGGCCAATAAACTAAAAGGCTTCGACGTGAAAAACGAAAATATAGGACAAACACTTTGTCTTATTCATTCTGAAATATCCGAAGCTTTAGAAGCTATACGCAAAAATAGATATGCCGACATTGAAAAAATGAACAGTCAAATCAAAGATAGAAGAAATAGAATTGACGACATATTAAATTTCAAAGTACCTGCAAGAAGTCATACTATTATCGAAGCTCAAAACGAAACGGAAGATTTAACTTTTAAAAACTCTTTTCAATATTGCATAAAAGACACTTTTGAGGACGAACTCGCAGATACTTTTATTAGATTAATGGATTTAGTTGGTGCATTTGAAATTGACATTGACAAACACATTGAGCTTAAACTCAGATTTAATTCACTTAGAGAATATAAACACGGTAAGGCTTTTTAAATTATCTTAATATGACTAAACAAGAATTTTTATCGGCAAGCCTGCCGCATGGATTAATGTTTATAAATTTAAACGATAATACAATTGAACAATTATCGGGCATTGATACATTTTTAGTAGCTAATTGGAAAATACCACCATACCCAAACGGGACCATATGTGTGTATTCTTCTATTGATTATTCTTCAATGTGGAGCATTGATGAAATAAAGCTTATACTTCGTCCACTTTCCGACCTCACAAAAGAAATTGAGCATAATGGAGAAAATATTCACGTACTAACATTCTTATGCGAAAAATACAGGTATTTAGACCCGCATCGTCTACTTGCTGCAATTCAATTTGGGTCGGTTGATTTTAATATAATGATGGATCTTATTTCGCTTCATTTTGATGTTGCTGGACTAATCGAAAAAGGCGAGGCTATTGATGTGAATACACTTCAAGAAAATCCGTACAAGTAAAATTACAAGAAATGAAAGCAATAACGATTAAACAGCCATGGGCTTCTTTGATAGTCGAAGGAGTTAAAGATATCGAAAACCGAACATGGAAAACAAGCTTCAGGGGGCGGGTTTTGGTTCATGCAGCTGCAAAGCCAGACAACATAAAACTTGAAATTGAAGGTCAGGCATCATATAAAGAAATTCAAATGTTTTCAGTTTTAGGGAGGGCCGAAGATGACAATCTATTTGGATGTATCATAGGTTCTGTTGAAATAACTGATTGCGTTATCAATCATCCGAGTATCTGGGCTGAAAAAACTCCATACGCGTACTTAGGAAAATTAACTGTAGAATGCCAACCTCCTATTTACAATTTTGTATTGGCTAATCCTATCATATTTCCTGAGCCAATTCCATGCAAAGGGAAATTGTCGTTTTGGGATTACCCCGGCATACTGGCCAAACCGGAGGAAAAAGCAGGTGAATTATTTTGTCACTGCCAGCTTCCGGTAAATGAAGAAAGTCAGGTTTCAGGGAATTATCGCTTTGGTTATTATTGTCGGTATTGTGGTGGAAAATGGTATAAATAAATATGCATTGCCACTACATTAAACACAAAGGTGTAAAAGTTCTTATTCCAGGATGTATGGGAACTGCTGCAATGGGAATAGAAAATTGTACTTGTAAGAAAAATATAAGTTTTAAGCAATTTGAAAGAAATGAATATAATAAACAAATAAAAATGAACAAAAAAATAACAATACCCAGCATCACCGAAGCCAGAACCGTGAAGGTTTTTAATCAGGAATTTGGCACCGATATTTTATCGAGAATGGAAAAGCTAGCTGAGGAGTTCGAAGAATTAACGCAGGCTTTTTCGGATGTTTATAATGGAGATGGACTCGGAAATGATCCGGAGAGGTTGGCTCACCTGGATGATGAAATAGGTGATCTTTACGGGGTGATTACCCATCTTGCAAGCCTTCGGGGTTTATTTCAGCGTGATATGCTTGATGGCTGTCTTGATAAGGTGGTCGGAAGAAAGAAAAATCAAAATTACAGAAGGTTTAATCATCTCAAAGGCATATCACATGAATAACATCTCAAAAAAGCAGGCAAAAAAGAATAGTGAGCTTGCGCAGATTAAAAAAGAGATTACTCGGGAGTTTGGAGATTTATGTATGATCTGCAGAAGAGCAAGAGCGACGGATTTAATGCACATTCTCCCTAAGAGCATATGGCCTGAGCATTATACAGAAAAGTGGAATCTTATCATTGGCTGCAGATCATGTCACGACATGTTTGACAGCTCGGCAGCTTTTAGAAGGAGAACCGGTTTATATGAACATGTTAAAAAACATGACTCACAGGGAGCCTACAAATACTTTCAAATGTCAAATGCGAATGATGATATTCATATGGAAATAAAAAAAGGCCAGCAATGCCAGCCTTAAAAACCCGGAAAAGTGCGACCGAAACCAGATTTTAAACAAAAGTACAAATAATTTTCACACCACAAAACATGAATGATATAGTTGCAAAAATCAGAGAGACAAGAGAGATGATATTATCTCTTGAAAATGAAAAGAACAATCTATCATCACAGCTTTTTATTGCAGATTGTGATATCAGCCTGATCTACAATTTATTTATCAAAGCTAAGGGAATCCAAAGACTTGATACTGTTGATCAAAAAAAAATGTTCATATATGTCTGTGTTTCACTATATTGCCCAACGTTTATCATAGGGGATCGCGTTAAATACGGCACGATTAATAAAATAGCAAGGGTTACGGGAATGCATTCTTCCAGAATTTCGCACAATATCAACAATGTGCGCTTTTTGTACAAGCAATATAAAGACTTCCGTTGTGAAGCGGATTATCTTTACAATTCAATTAAGCGCTCTTTGACTTCCTGATTATTCAGTAATTAACGGCTCCTTTGATACAATGCAAAGGTTGTTTTCAAAAGTGTTTGATTTAGTTTTTGAGAGGGTGTTTTTAAGAGTCGATTTTGCAATCCCAATTTGAGATTTATCAAGTCGCTTGAACATGACAGAGTAAGAGCTGAAATTGTGAAAAACATCTTCAGCTTTGATATAAACCCTTACTATACTCCTTTTTGAATCCATGCTGCAAATGTACACAAAAAAGTACATTAATCAATTAAAATACCGTTTTTAATTATTATTAACTAAAATAAAGTACATATATCAATTATTGTACTTACATTTGCAGAGTGAAATAGTTCACAAAAAAATTCAATAAGTGCAACAAATGAAAACAATAGATTACAAAGCCCGGCTCAATGTAAACATAAACGCAAAGAGTACATTGAATGTAAATTTTTATGAGTTAGTAAGAAGAACGGCATTTCGATACGACACTTCTATTTTGAGGGCATATTGGACATTGGCAGATATTATGTGCCCTGAAATTGATTAAAGCTATGTGGATATTAATACAATATAAAAAAGTGCGATATGAATACTTACAGCAAATTTGTACCAAATGTTTTTCTTGCAAAATGTACTGAAAAACACGAAAAAGATGAAATTATCATCATGACCACTAAATACGGTCAAGAGCATGAAGCAGTAGTTTTCAACCTGGTTTATGAGCGTGGTGGATTTTTCTATTACTCAATAATCCGGGCTGACGGATTGAACTCTCAAGAGCGTGCAAGGCGAAAAGCTGAAAGGCTGAGTGGGTATGCCGGAAATGCCATTAAAAGAAGCGATACTTATTATGAAGCCTCACAAGAGGGTCGTGACTTTCTTTCGCTTGGCGAGCCTATAAAGATAGGGCATCACAGTGAACGCAGACACAGGGCATTGATTGAGCGCAATCATAACCGAATGAGTAAATGTGTTGCCGAACAAGACAAAGCAGATGAGTATGAACGCAGAGCTTCGTACTGGGCAGCTAAAGCAAACGAAATCAACTTGTCGATGCCTGAAAGTTTAGAATACTATGAGTTTAAACTCGAAGAAGCTAAAAAAAGGCACGAAGGTTTGAAAAATGGCACTATCGAAAGATCACATTCTTACTCTTTGATATATGCCAAAAAAGAGGTGAACGATATTGAAAGTAAATTGAACCTTGCCCGTAAATTGTGGGCTTAAAATAGTGCGATATGGAAAAATTAAAATTTGCCCAGGATTTAATCAAGACGTCTAATTCATCTATATCTTCTGGATTCAACATGTTTGTATATGGCGAATCTGAACCAAGATATACAGACGGGTATCATGATTTTTACGAAAGGAGTCAAGGTTGGTTATACGCTAAACAGATGGCTAAAAAAGGTCAAATAGCATTTACAAATAGATTCAGATGTGAATGCGGTGGCTATCCGATTATGTATGGTGGCTTTTGGTGTTGCAATAGTTGTGGTGGAAAGAATGTGGATATGGATTGGTGGAAAATTAAAGTTGAAAAAGATGGAAATGAGTTCATATGTCACGGGTTAGACTTTGTAAGTCTTCAAGAAAGCGAAAATTATGCTTTTGGAAAAACGTTTGAAGAAGCTATTGATAATTACCAAAACATGATGAGGGAAAAGCACGGTTTTGTGAAATTGATTAAAAAATAAAATAATTCAAGTGCGATTGTTGATTTAAAACTGAGTGGATATTAATTAAATCATGCCCCGGTCAGGCTTCGTAAAGACCAGAAAGGATTTTATTATCATGAAAAGATTCATTATCATTTGCGCGGCGTTGATTGTATTATTTGCCACTAATTCGAGCGGTACCAGTTACCAACAGTTAGATGAGTTGCGGACTTTTATAGTCCAGAAAAATGCAGACCAAATGCAGCCGGCTATCGTAAATCAAATCCAGGCTGATGAAGTTCAGCAATTCACGGTAATTGGTTGTGGTAGCATTTCGAAAGCAATCCAGGTGGGTGTGAAAGACGTTTACTGCGATCCTGATTATGGTTTATGCAGATTATTTTCGTCTAATAAAAACCTTCAAAGTACTGCCAAGAATAGTTATTTGCCTGTTCAAATTGTATTGCGGAATTAGCTGTTCAATCAAAAAAAACAAGTCGGTCGAAAGTGGCCGACTATATCGCGGAATGGAGCAGAGGTAGCTTACCAGTTTGACTTACTGGGGGTCAGTGGTTCGAGTCCACTTTCCGCAACAAAGCTGAATAATCAGCATTTAAAAGGTTAAAAAATAAAGTACGACAAAATGAATGTATTAACTCTTTCAATTAAACAGAACTACTTCAATCAAATCATTGAAGGTTCTAAGAAAAAAGAATACCGCGAGATTCGCCCCAATACGGCTCACAGGTATATTACTTATTGGGTAGGCAAAAAAGAGTACAAAAAGTACACTGATGTGCCCCAGGATGAAGAACCTGAAGCAAGGCCAGTCAAGTACGATGCGATTCAGTTTTATACCGGTCAAATGTCAGGTAAACGCCCCGGCGCATTGGTTGAGGTGAAAAAAGCAGAAATCGAGATTATTCTTGACGAAGATGGTAAAGAGATCGAATACACATACGAAGGCGAGACCTACGTAATGGCTCAGGTCGTTTACAGTCTCGGCAACGTGATAGAGAGAACCAATTAATTATTAATCCTAAAAAATTTAAGCTGAGTCGGAACAAGAGCACGAAGAACTACAACATTCTCTACCTCTAATTTTGCAGGTGGTAGGCGGTCGGCAAGTACGTCAAGTGGCGGAGCCGTTGGGCGTGGAGGTCGATTTGTAAGCAGAAGCACCAGATACCGGGATTTGCGCCGGTCGTTTGGCATGTCTGCCGGTTAATCAAAGTCATTAAGTCAGGTGGGCACGGTAGAACAAGCAAAGCAGATCATAAGCTCGGTTAGTGAAAAATCTAATCGGGCTATACTGTTTTTTAGTTCAGGTAAAGATTCTATCGTACTGCTTGACTTAATGTACCCGTATTTTGAAGAGATTGTATGTGTGTTTATGTATTTCGTGCCTGGTCTTGAACACATAGAAATGTATTTGAATTGGGCAAAATCGAAATACCCGAAAATCAAAATCATTAAAGTGCCGCACTGGAATCTGACATACATTCTCCGCTCAGGCACTTTTTGTGTTCAAAATCCAAATATCAAATTGATGAAGCTCGCCGATGTCGATAGCTCGATAAAGATTCAAACCGGAATCCAGTATTCGTTTTTTGGAATGAAAAAGGCAGATTCTTTAAACAGGAGGTTGATGCTAAATGGATACGAAAACGGTCAGAATAACGGGAAGGTTTATCCGCTTCAAGATTGGACAAACAAAGAGGTTCTTTCGTATATGAAACAAAGGCAGCTCCCACAGCCAGTTCGGTACTCGAAGAATGCTTCAGGTGGTGTGGGCTTCAACATTGATTGTTTTTTGTATCTAAGGGAAAACTACCCGGATGATCTGAAGAAAATTTTACAAGCGTTCCCAATGTCAGAAAAGCTGCTTTGGGATTATGATAATAAAAATTAAGGTGCGATATGATAATTACTTACACCAGAGAAAGAAGATGTAAAGATTGCAATAATCTGAGATATTTTCATCCAAATCCAGAAAAATATTATAGGAGACATAAATGCATAATTACAGGCATTCAGCAAAATAGGGATAGTACAACAGCTGTACGGTGTGATAATTTTGATTGGAATCCTACAGAAATTTCTAAACATATAAATCAATAAAAGCGTGACTTATGAACCCAATTGAATTTAATGAACAAAACAAGGTTCTTTTGAAGCCTGAGAGTATGACAGACGAAGAGTGTAAATCACTACCGGTATTCTCAAATGGAGATGAGTGTGTTTCTTGTTGGCAGCTGTCTGATGAAGAGATTGAGAAGCTGAAAGAAACAAAGTGTGTATGGCTCGGTGTGTTATCTGGTAGCACTCAACCTCCGGTGTTTTTATCTGTTGATTATCCTTTTGAAACAAGAAAGAATAACGGAAAGTGGAAAATCTTCATAATTGATTTGGATGAAGAAAAGTATTGGGTGATTGCTGAGAATGAAGATCAGGCATCCGGTTATTTATTATCTCAGGATGGATTTGATCAATATCAAACTATTGATTCAATTCGCCAGGCAACAATTGATGAGATTCGGTCAACAAAAATTCAGAATGTTGATGAAATGGAAATGCCAACATTAATGGATTATTACCTAAATTATGAAGGGCATACTCCAGAGGTGATTTGTTCAACAGCTTGGGTTGATTGACTATGAACAAAAATGCTAAAAAAATTGCAGAATTACTCAATGTAAATCTGCCAAAGCCGACCGATGATCAGATTAAGGATACTATCCGGATGATTGAAAAGCGTTTCGATGATAAGAGAATCAACATGACCAAAAACCACGCCGTGAAGGAGGGATACACGAAAGCCATAGAGGTTCTCAAATCCGGTAAGCTTGATTATGATGGATTGATAACTGTTCAGGGTCGTGCAATTGCTGCAATTGCTTTTGATTACCTGAATGGTGAATGCTCACAGAAAGTTTTGGTTAATGTTCCACTTAAATCTCAGTTTTGATTATGGTAAACGGTGTTTTAGCGGTGCCAGGATGTAGCCAATGCCCATATTTAACGATGCTTAATGATGGAAGCGGAAATTTGACATCTGGTGAATGTGGACATCCTATTCACAATAAAGAATTAGGTCGTCCGAGAATTGACTTGAAGATACTCCAGAAAGATTACAGAGAAGGGGTTAAGGTTGTGAATCCGGAAGGTCGCCCCGATTGGTGTCCACTTAGTTAAAGATATAGTTTGAATCGGTTTGCTGGAGGTGCGTTAAGAGAAAGTAAATAAAAGTAGACTATATGTCGAAATAAATGGGAAACCGACTACAACAAGAGCAAAAAACAATCCGAACCTCATTTACAGGGTTGTTTTAAAAAATGAAAGTTATGAGTTATTTCAAGAGATTAAAAGACCACCCGGGGATTGAATTTGCATTCGCCCTGACTTTTGCGTTTACGCTGGCCGGTATTTCAAACAGAAATATTGAGGTTTGGTGGCATGGTGCTTTGTTTGGGTTTCTGGTTAGCTTGCTACCCTGGTCTATAGTATTAATTTCTAACATAAAAAGAAAATGAGCGAAAAATACAAACAGTCAGAAACGGTAGAGATTTGGCGAAGTCAGATCAATTATGCGAGCTATAACCCGAAAAGGCACAGCAAAGAGCAGGTTAATCAAATTAAGAAGAACATCCTCAAGGTTGCCTTTCTTGGCGGTATCGTATGGAACTCCCTTACGGGTAATTTGATTGATGGACACAAGAGGATTATGGCACTCGATATAGTGCACGGTTACGATGGAACAAAAGAAACCGATTATAAAGTCAAGGTAGAAAAGATTCAGCTGGATACTAAGACCGAAAAAGAGCAGAACATCTTCCAAACACAATCACGCAGTCAGTTAGAGCTGGATTTGCTTCGTGATCTGATTCCGGACATTGACTACAAGAATGCCGGTTTGACTGATGAGGATTTAAGCCTGATCGGTTTTGATGTTACAATGAAAACAGATGTAGAAAACGACATAGCCAAACAACTAGCAGATTTAAACGCTCCCAATGAAGCTCAGAAAGCGATTGACAAAGCTGATATCAAACAGAAGAAAGAGAAGATCAAGCGAGAAGCTGAAGAAAAGGCGATCAGCATGAATTCTTATGTGACGCTCAACTTTGAAACATATGAAGCAAAAAAAGCCTTCATGCTTCGATTTGGATTCCCAGAACAGGACAATGTTATCAAAGGGGAGATGTTTGAAAATATGATTGAAAAGGTAGAGTAATGAAAACAAATAATCCAAAGTTCGATTATGATAGCGAGGAGTTCTATAATTCAATAGAGCAACTTGCTATGAAAGGTATGACCGACCGTCATATTGCGAGGGCTTTGGTGGCTGATTTTGGAGAGTCATTAAACCCAGAATACTTTAGTAGGATAAAGAACGAAAAAGACGAAAAAGGGAACTTAACCGAACGAGCAAATGGAATTTGTCAAGCATTAGCTCGCGGGCGTGAAAAGATAAATCTTCTCGTGCGTGACACCTATCTAAAGACAGCTTTAGGAGGTAAAAAGACAAAGGATGTAGTGCGAGCGTTTGTTGAGTATAAATGTGAATGCAAGGGACATGATAATGATTGTCCTATGTGTGGTGGAAGTGGAAAGTACTACTCCGAAACAAAAGCAATAGTCCAGGAAATTGAAAGAGAAATGCAACCAAACATTCAAGCACTCTCCGTGTGGCTATTTAATCACGATGAAGAATGGAAACAGGCTGTTATTGAAGGTAAAAAACTCGACATTACCTCCAAAGGTGAACAAATAAACCAGGTTACAGTATTTGAACTCCCTGATAATGGTAGAAACGAAAATAAACAGGATTAGGCCACAAGAAGGATATCAGATGATGTCCCTTTCAAGTCCCGCCGATATCGTGATTGGTGGAGGTGCTGCCGGGGTTGGAAAAACATTTGCATTACTGCTTGAGCCTTTAAGATATAAAGATGTCAAAGGCTTTGGGGCTGTATTTTTCCGCAGAACTTATACTCAGATCAAAAGTGAGGGCGGTTTATGGGATGCTTCAGCTAAAATATATTCACTGTTAAATGATGCCCGTCCACGTGGAAGCACTTATGAATGGATATTTGGCGAAAAATCCAAAATTAAGTTCTCCCATCTGGAATACGAGAAGAATGTTTACGACTGGCAGGGTTCAGAAATACCGTTGATCTGTTTTGATGAGTTGACGCATTTTTCTCAAAATATGTTTTTCTATCTCCTATCACGTAATCGCTCCACATGTGGAGTTAAGCCATATGTAAGAGCTACGTGCAATCCGGACCCAGATAGTTGGGTGGCTGACTTTATTAGCTGGTGGATTAATCAGGAGACTGGGTATCCAATACCTGAAAGAAATGGGGTTGTCAGATATTTTGTCAGGGATGGTGAAAATTATATTTGGGGAGACACCAAAAAAGAAGTAGCCGAAAAGGCAAGTTATTATTTAGAGCCTTTGATTAGAGAATCAAAAGGATTGACTACATACGACAATTACATAAAGTCTGCAACATTTATCGGAGGTACAATCTATCAAAACGAAGAGCTTCTGAAAGTTAACCCGGATTATCTCGGAAACTTAGCATCTCAATCAGAAGAGGAGAAAATGAGATTGTTGTTGGGCAACTGGAAGGTGGTGATTAATGAAGATGATGTTTATGATTATCACTCATTCAGGGATATGTTTACAAACACTTTTGTTCCGGAAGGTGAGAAAAGAATAATTGTTGACGTTGCAATGGAGGGCTCAAACTACCTGATAGCAGGATTCTTTCAGGGGTATAGGCTCGAAGACTTAGAATTATTCGAAAAAACAACTGGCAAAGATGTTATAGACATGATTCTAAAGTTAAAAAGCAAACATGGTGTAAAGAATTCTAATATTCTCTATGATGCAGACGGTGTAGGTGCTTTTATTGGTGGGGAGTCGAACGGGTTTATACAGGGTGCAGTCCCATTTCATAACGGATCATCAGCGGTTGATACCGGAGACCAAAGAACATTTGCTAATTTGAAAGCTCAATGCTACATATATTCAGGTGAAAGAGCCAAAAGAGGAGAATCCTTCATATCTGAATTTGTTGCAAATAAAATGTACGATGACAAGATGACTGTTAAGCAGCGTTTTATGTTAGAGAGAAAAGCAATAAAGAAAGCCCCAAGAAAAGATGAGGAACCTACAAGATTGATTTCTAAAGATGAGATGAAGCATAAATATTTAAACGGTAGTAGTCCGGATTTGCTTGATATGTTTATGATGAATGAATGGTTCTCGCTGGTAAAGAAAAAACCAAAAAAGGATATTACTGGCATATTCTATTAATCAAAAAGTTAGGTCATACGACCAAACATATGAATAACATATGAAATTCACATGATGAAGATATGATAATTTAAATGATGGATAAATGCGCTAATCAATTTATAAAACATTTCAGGAATGACGACTGGGGTGATTCGGTGTTGATAATGGAGATCGACGGAAAAGCTTTTGCACGTGTGTATTGGTTTAGAGATGATAACGAATCTATTTATCTTGATATGCTAAGTGTTTGTGAGAGTCAAAGAAAACAGGGATTAGGCACGAAGCTGCAAGAATTGCGTGAAAGTATTGGTGTTGAGATGGGTGCAAATTCAGCTTATCTATGGGTTAAGAAAGATTCATGGATGTATAACTGGTATCGCAGGCGTGGTTATGAAGATTGCAAAGATCACGAAAAAGAAGATGGCTTTATTTGGATGAGGAAAATGTTAATTTGAAAAAATATGGTAAAGATAAAATGCAATGAGTGCGGAGTTTTTCTGATAGAAACACAAAGCGAAAATCCGGGAAGAATTGGCGCGGAGATTCAACAGGCTGGCTTTGTCTATAAAAACGCCTGTTTATTTTCGGATAAATACACTTCACTTTATTTCTGTAATCACGAATGTGCGAAAAGCTTTTATCTGGTCAACATCCCAAAGACTGAAAAAAATATCAAAACCCAAAAAGCTCTCGATGAATTAAAAAAAGATATTCCAAAAATGGCAAAAGAATGCTCAAATGGATTAGCGGAACTCACTAAGCTTCTAAAATCAAAAAACATACTCCCATGACAATCGAAGAAATCAACAAACTCGAACCAAAAGCGCGAATCATTGAATTAAAGAAAAGGAAAACAAAAGCTCCCGATGCTGTCGCTCTTATGAAAGATTGGGACGAAAAGCAACATGCTGTTTTTGATGAAACAATCAGAGAAAAGAGAAGGGTGCTTATTGAGGATGAGGTCAGAAATGCAGATGGAAAAGTTGTGCAAAAAGCAAGATATGAAAAAAAAGAGGTAAATAGAATTGGTCTGCCTCTCGAGCAAGATATTGTAAACATACACACAGCCTTTACCGTTGGCATTGAGCCTAAATTGACATTGCAGGGAGAGGATGAAAAAGCAAAATCTGTTTTTGAAATTCTAAAGACCATATACCGGCAAAATAAAATTAAATTTCACAACAAACGCATTGTGCGTTCATGGTTATCAGAACAGGAGGTTGCTGAGTATTGGTACACAGTAGAGGATGATTCGTGGTGGAAGAGAGTTCTTAATAAAATTATAAAGCCATTTGGAGGGAATGTGCCAGCAAGAAAATTAAAAGTTGCCATTTGGTCTCCATTTCGGGGTGATAAGCTGTATCCGTATTTTGATGATTATGGTGATTTGATTGTTGTGTCACGTGAATACAAGGTAACGGATCCTGACGGGACGAATGAGGCAACAAAATTCATGTCGATTGACAGCAAGAAAGTTATAATTTACAAAAACGGGGAGCTTGAAAAAGAATTCCCTCATGGGTTCAAAAAGATGCCTGTAATGTACACGTACCGGGACAAACCATACTGTCACAAGATAAAAACCATCCGGGAAAGGCTTGAAACTCTGATGTCGAATTTTGCAGATTGTTTGGACTTTAATTTCTTTCCAAAACTTACAGCCACCGGGGTTGTTGAGGATATTCTAAACAGGGGTACAGGTTCTGAAATCATACAACTTGAAAATGGAGCCCAAATATCATACCTCACGTGGCAGCAATCACCAGAAATGGCCAAGATGGAATTCGAGAATCTAACAGAGCGTGCATACTCGCTCACCAATACTCCAAGAATATCATTTGAAAATCTCAAAGGTTCCGGAAATACATTTAGTGGGGTTGCTTTTAAGTTTGCTTTCATGGGTGCTCACATGGCTGTTAGTAATCATGCTGAAGATATTGAAGAATTCTTGCAGCGAAGGGTTAACTTCGTTGTACATGCCATTGGATGTATTTACAAGAAGCTGGAAGATGCAGTAAAAGAGGTTGAAATTGAAACCGAAGTAGTTCCATTCATGATTGACAACCAGTCAACCAATATCGCTGATGCGGTTGCAGGTGTACAGGGTGGCGTTCTTTCTAGAAAGCAAGGGATTATTCTTGCCGGAATAACCGATGCCGTAGAAGATGAAATCAAAATGATCGAGAGCGAAGAATCAAAAAAGGCTGAAGAATCAAGATACCCAATCGCATCGTAATGGATGAGTACGAAAAGAAATACAACTCAATACAGAACAATTCGATAGATACTATTGAGTTGGCGTATGATGAAACGATAAGAAAGGTTTCAAGAATTCTTATCGGAGTATCATCCGCTGAGATGTTTTTGTTTTCAAAGCATATTGCGATTGATTCAAAGGTAAACTCATACATCAGAAGTCAGTTTTTATCAATCAATAAAATGATTGAGGTCAATACTTCAAAGGCGTTTGATTTGTCAAATTTGAAGAATGACAACCTGACTAAAAAGTTATTTGAAAGACACTCCGTAAAGGTGCCTAAAAATATAATTTACCGAAATCCGGATAAGCTTTCAGAGTTCTTGAATAAAAAAATAAACGGCCTTACTTTCTCCGATAGAGTTTGGAATCTATCAGGACAGTTTAAAAGCGAGCTTGAATCTTCAATATCCGCAGCATCTGTCAAAGGTATTTCAGAAAATCAACTTGCGGCAGAGATTAAAAAATACCTGAAGGATCCTGATGTTAGGTTTAGGAGGATAAGGGATAAATTTGGAGAGTTACAACCTTCAAAAAGACAACTGTCATACAATCCAGGTATGGGAATATATAAAAGTTCTCAGAAAAACGCCGTAAGACTTGCAAGGGAGGTTATCAATTCAGGTATGCGTGAGGCTGAATTTGAGAATTTCAAAAATAATCCCTTTGTTTTGGCGTTCGATGTGAGAAACACAGAGAGAAATGTGACAACCTGCAAACTGTGCGAACAAAATGCAGGAAGATACCCAAAAACATTTCACTTCCCTGGTTGGCATGTTGGATGTATGTGTTCTTCGTATCCAGTGTTTTGCTCCGATTCCGATTTTATGAGTATATACAAAAGCATATTCCATTAGTTTAAAAAAATCATTGTTGTCATTGTTGTCATTTTTCAGATTACCCCGCTTGTGATAAGTGGGGTTTTCTATTTTAATAAATAACGCATAATTATTAAACTGTGCTTTTTATAAGGGCGTAAAATGATAATATAGACTTCATTAAGGACTAGATTTGTATTCAAAATAATTTATAAAAACTATTGTACCATGTTATTTGAAAAAATCTTAGCAGCACTCAAAACCAAGTATTCCAATTTGGGGTTGAGTAACGATGCAATCGAGGGGCTTGCAAGGCAACTCGCAGGGTTCGTTAAAGAAGAATCTGAGATTGATGCAGCTGTAGCCGGGGCGGAAGCAACGTTGAAAGCTATTCAGTCATTTGGCGATAAGCGGGCGACCGCTGAGGCTGAACGTGTGAAAAAAGAGTTCGAAGGCAAAACACCCCCAACACCTGGAACGCCTCCTCCCGGAGATGACGTGCCAGCTTGGGCAAAAGCGATCATTGAATCAAACAAAACTTTGGAAGCAAAGCTTGAAGGGTTTAATGCTGAACGTCAAAGCCAAACTCTATCCCATAAGATCAACAGTATCCTTTCTGAAAAGAAAGTTCCTGCTGAGTTTTCAAGTGCCGCATTGGTGGGGAGGCAGTTCAAAGACGAAACCGAAGTGCAAACATTGGCTGATGCTATCGTAAATCAATACGAGACATTCAAGCAAAAGTCAAGTGATCTCGGATTTTCATACACCGAACCACCTGAACAGGGCAAAGCACCAAAGGGAGATTCGAGCGAAATCGCACAGATGATTGAAACTGGTACAAAAGAAATTGTCGAACAATCTAAAAAGTAAAAATTATGCCTCCTGGAATAAAGTATGATTTGGCGGCTGTCGGTGCAACTCCTGAAGTTTGCAATATTGCGACAATCTACCGCCTTTCCGGTGGTTTCAACCTTGTTGACGACAAGCTCGTCGCAGGTTCGATGCTCCCCCCTTTTGCTCCACTGGCTATTGACTTTGCTACCCGCAAAGCAGTTGCAGTGAAGAATGTTATTGTAGCCGAAGCTGCAACCGATGTGGCCACTTCTATTAAAATCAAAAAAAACTCACTTGCATACGTGGGTATGATCCTGGGAACTGGAACTAAGGGCGCAACGATCACTGCTATTGATAAAACCAATTCAGCATATGACACAGTTACCATTGAAGCAGCATTTACAGTTGCTTTAACTGTCGGCCAGGTGCTTTTCGAAGCTTCAGCGGCCGGTGGAACAACGGTAAAAAATAAAGCTAATTTCATGAATTACGCTCGTGTTAAAGTGGAACCAGGCGCAACGGTAACGGCTATTGGTCAGGCATTTGAAATTGTTGAATCGAAACTCACCGTTCCTGTGTCTGCAAAAGACAAAGAAACCCTGGGACATCGCTTCATGTTTGTATAACCCTTTAAAAATTAAGATATGATACTTACATTAGACAAAATCTTTAACGATAACGTCGTATTGAAGGCCATAATCGACAGGGTTATTCAAACTGAAACTGACCGGATTTACTGGCAGCGTTATCTCGACTTTGAATTTACTTCAAGTCGACTTTTCAAAACGTACATCGGAACCGTAACGGGAGTTACCATGGGTTCTGTTATTGACAAAAACGGAAATAAACCCATCCGCGAAAGACGGAACTTAGGTTCTGGAGTTGGTGAGGTTGCATCTTTGGGTAATAGATTTCAGCTGGATAACGACCGACTTGATATAGTTCGTGAACTGATCAACAAGTTCAACTCCGCAGGTAATGGACAGCCCGCTGTACTTACTGAAATCATCAACTTTCTTTCTGATGATATTCGTCAGTGCACTCTTGCACCTCACAAACGTATGGACTACATTGTAGGACAGCTCCGTTCGACAGGTAAAGCAAGCGTTAAGCTGGCAGATAACCCACGGGGTATTGAATTGATTGATCTGGAATTGCCGGTTATCAAGAGAACTCCTGAGTCAACAGACAAAACGAACCTCGTTACCTATCTCCAAACCCAAATTCAGGCTTTGCGACCGACTGTTGGTACTTTCGGAATAATGGAAATGACCCGTACCACGTTCAACAAACGTATTGCTAAATCAGCAGAGTTCCAAAGTGCATACAAAATGATTTTGGGCAATGCCGAAATCGCTGTTGCAGGTGGAATTATCACTGATTCTATGGCAAATCAGCTGTTAACCGGTATTGGCCTGCCTCCTATCCGCATTGTTGAGGAATATGTGGTTGACGAACAGGGCACTGCTAAAAATAGCTTTGCAGATGACCGTATCGCTTTACTCCGTCAGGACAAAATCGGCAAAATGATGTGGCATACGCCATATGAAATTACGGATCCTGTTCCAAACAAAGTTTACACCGGACTACAGGGAGGTCATTTTATCAGCACTAAAAGAACTGACGAAGGTCGTTTTACTGAATATATGGCTGAATGGATGCCGAATATCTCCGAGCCTAACAAGATTGTAATTTTTGATCTGGATAACCTCGATTAAAAATGACAATCAGTGAATACATATCGCAGAGGTTTGCTTCATTGGGGATTGTCTCCAGTGAGGCAGACCTCATCGATATGGGCTTGTTTGATTCGAGTGAGAATTTGACGGTTCAGAATAAAGATAGCGTACATCTTGCATTTGTCAAACACATACCGTCTATGCTTCTTCGTCCGGCTTCTGTTTCTGAGGGTGGAGTTTCAATAACCAGGGCACAGCGTCAGGATATCGAAACTTATTACTCGGCTGAATGTAAAAAATTAGGAATAAGAAATGAAATGACCCCAAGGGTTAGATTTTTATGATACCGACAAATGGATTTATACAGGTTAAAACTGTTTCAGGAGGTGGGGTTGACGAAAATGGGAACCCGGTTAAAGCAACAACCGCCTGGGGCGATAAATTGACATGTAGAATTCAAACAAATACCAACAATAAGGAAGGTAGGTATCAGGATGGAAAGTTCATTGTTAGTTCCTATATTATTTTTCTTCAAAAGAGAGAATTCTTAGCCGATAGAATCAAAGTCATACTTCATGGAGTTGAGAGAGAGTTTGACGTACAGGATATTCAGATTTTAGGATTAGTTGGTCAGGTTAAAATTACCGTCTGATGCCCGCAAAAACACCTCCGTTTTCAGAAATATATCAGCTTGTACAGTCAGATATCGTCAAGATGGAATTGGCTCTTATTGCTGCTTTGAAAAACATAGGTGATTTGTGTGTAAAAGAAGCGGTTCAGAATGGAAACTACAAGGATCACACTGGAAACCTCCGACGATCAATTGGATATGCTGTTGCAAAAGATGGAATTGTGCTTCATTTGAGCGATGCTAATGCTCGAGGTAGAAACTACGCTTATTCGATGGCCATAAAAAGCAAAGGAATTACACTTATTGTTGTGGCTGGAGAAAAATACGCTGAACATGTCGAGGCTACAGGTAGGAATGTGATTACATCATCACAGTTATTAGCCGAGAATATCTTCCCGGTAATAATGAAAAGATTAGGATTTAAAGTGTCATGAAAAAAACAGCCTCTCAAATTGAATCGGATGTTTTTGCTTTGCTAAATGCAAGCCCTCTGAGAACATTCATTTCAGGTAAAATATACAAGGAGGGTGTCAGGCCTATAAACGCCAAAACAGAAGATGCTGTGATTACATTTATTTCCGGTATTGATGGGCAGATACAGGCAGGATTTTTAAACGTGAATGTATATGTGCCAAATATTGATAACGGCTCAAACCAAGGCGTCCTGGTGAAAGATATTTCACGGTGCGCGGCGATTGAATCTGTTTTGAGTTCACTTGCTCAATCATTGACAATATCCGGAGAATATAAATTTCAACTCGATCGAATTATACAAGCATTCAAAGTTGACGAAATCGATCAGTATTTTGTCAATTGCAGATTAAAATTTAAACGTTCAACATTCTAAAATTAAAGAATATGTCAGTACTATCATGGGGTAAACCCTTATTAGAAATTGCACCGTATGTAAATGGTGTGCTGCCTGCGACCCCGACATGGACGGCGCTTGCTGAATCCAAAGAGAATACAACTAAGTTGACAACAACCAAAGGCACAAAAAAGGTGGCGAAAGGCGAAGGCGGGTCGATAGTTGATATTAAGTATCTCGCCAATGAATACACATTTGAAACCGAGATTTTTGTAAAAAGAGGAGATGACAAGCCTATCGAAGATTCGGATGGGGTTGTTGTTGACAATTACGCTTTCAGGCTGACACCTGAAGACAGCACTCTCGAAGGATACCTTATGGAAAAAGCGAAAGTCCATGTTGAAGAGATGTGGTCGTCAGAAGAAGGTAAGTTGTGGAAATACACCTTTGACGGAATGAAGCCGGCATCCGGAGATACGCTGAAGCCGTATACAAAGCCGGCCGGTTAATCAGATGGTTATTAAATGCGAGATGGAGCAGTGGTAGCTTGCCGGGCCCATAACCCGGAGGTCAGTGGTTCGAATCCACTTCTCGCTACTTTAAATGAATTGCATATGAAAAGAATCGAAAAAAAAACAGCAGACACAATACTCCAGGAGCCGTACATTGTGGATATTGGCGGTAAAGCATACAAAGCTGCTCCCCCAACAACAGCAACGCTTATCCGTGTATCTGAAATTGTTTCTGCATTCCCAAGGCTTGAATCAAATGACAAAAAAAGAGTCATAGAAGTTGTTCTTGCAAATGCCTGGAAGTGCGGTTCAATAGGTTTAATTGCAGCAACTTTGATTCTCGGTGTAACAAAAACAACGAGGGAGCGAAAAAGTATATTCTACAAGCTAACTAACCGGCTATCGGCAGAAGAGCTTGGGGAGATGATATTAACCCGAAAAAACACAGCGGAAATAAATAGAATAGTAACCGATCTGCTTGCACGTCTTGAGGTTGCCGATTTTTTTGCGCTTACCACTTTCCTGTCAGAGCTAAACATACTGAAGGAAACAAGGGAGGTGGTTTAAATGATAGTATTTGGGCGTTAATAGCCGGATTTGCAAAGAGTTTCCCTCAGATGACATTTGATTCTATTTTATACGAATTGAGTTACGCAAATTTAATTTTATACAGCTCCACGATCCCCGGACGTGATGATGAACAGAAAAGTGAAGAGATAATCAATGCTGATGATCCAAAAAACAAAGAAAAAATAAGGAAAATTCTATTCGGGTAGCATAATGAGCATTAATCATCAAATAGGTTTAGATAACACGCAGCTGCAAGCGGATGCACTCCGTGCCGCCCAACTAATAAAGAGCATCGGTGATAAAGCCGAGGCCGAAGCATTGAGAATTGACAATCAGTTCAAGGGTATTGGAAGGGGATTTGCAGCTTTGGGCGGAACGGCCGTATTGACAGGTTATATTAACAAGCTCATTCAAATCAGGGGCGAATTCCAACAGCTTGAGATAGCATTCACGACGATGCTAAGAAGCAAAGAGAAATCAGACGCTCTTATGAGGGATGTTGCCGGTTTTGCTGCAACCACTCCTTTTGACTTAAAACAGGTTGCGGCCGGCACAAAGCAACTTCTTGCCTATGGATTCCAGGCGGAGGATATGACAAAAAATCTTTCAATGCTTGGCAACGTAGCATCTGGTGTTGGTTCTCAGATTGGTGATTTAATTTATCTTTATGGAACACTCAAGGCTTCAGGTCGCGTAACTCAAATGGACATGAACCAGTTCGCTGGTCGTGGTATTCCTATTTATTCCGAATTGGCCAAAGTTTTAGGTGTTAACGTCGACCAAGTACGCTCATTTGTAAGTGCCGGCCGTGTAGGATTCCCAGAGATAGAAAAAGCATTTCAGGGGATGGTAAGAGAAGGGGGGATGTTCTACGATTTAATGCAGGATCAGTCCAAATCCCTTACTGGACAAATCTCAAATCTGGGCGATAGCTTTGATATGATGTTCAATAAAATCGGACAGTCTAACGAAGGCATTCTGCATGATGGAATTCAACTTACGGCAACTCTGGTAGAAAACTACGAGCAGGTTGGAAAGGTTATTCTTTCTTTGATTGCGACATATGGGGCATACAAGGCTGCGATAATAACATACTCCGCATTACAGACAACCGCAGTTGCGCTTGAAAAAGGATGGACAATAGCACAGTTGGCCCATCTTAAATCACTGGTACTTGTAGAGGGAGCTCAAAAGATGCTCAACAAAACAATGTTGGCCAATCCGTATGTTTTGCTGGCTACCGCGGTGGTTGGTCTTGCTGCCTCTATGCTTTTATTGGCAGACAACACGAGCTCTGCTCAAAAAGCACAGAAGCAATACAACGAAGAAAAAGAAGCAGCTGCCGATTTGGAGCAAAAACACAAGGATAAAATCGAAAAGCTTATTGACGCTTCAACAAATCAAGCAGTAGCCGACTTTGAGCGCATTAAAGCTCTTCAGGCCCTTAAAGAAGAATATCCAAGCATATTTAGCCAGTATGATATAGAAAAACTGAAGCTTGCTGATATCCTGGCGATAAAAAAACAAATTGCAGAGGAGGATTCAAAAAGAAAAGTTCAGAAAAACAAAGAAAACATTGCCGATATTGATGCTCAAATCGCCAATGCACAAAAAGCATATCAAGCCTCCATTAAGAGTGGTGCTAATGGTTACTCCTTGGCGTCGCAACGCGAATATATTGACTATTTAAATCAAAAAAGAAGAAAGTATTTGCAGGATGTAGAAGCCGACAATGTGAATGCATTTATAGTCGGAATTACAGGCATTTCAAATCCCCAATTATCTCGCGAGATAGAGTTAAGGGAAAAGCTAATCGCGAAAATTGGAGATTCAAAAAACGTTGGATTGATTCCCGGTATGGGTTCATTCACAAAAACTGAACTTGAATCTCAAATTGCGGCATTAAAATCCGAGCAAGACAAACGGAAACAAGTCTTAACCACCGGAGCTCAGGATTTGATGAATGCAAATGCTGAACTGAAGCGTCTGCAGGCTGAAAGATTAAAGATATTGACATCCGGGCTGACTCAGCAGGATCGCGAGAAGAAGTTAAAGGAAATTGATGAGCAGATTGAAGAGTTTGAGAAAAAAATCAAAACACTCGGAGGAAAAGAATCTAAGAAAGATTCAGATGCCCGTAAGAAACTAATTGCCGAAATATCCAAGGATGAACTTGAGCAATTAAGAAAAGATGAGGATTTAATTTTCCAGGCAAGGCAGGCGAAAATCGATGCAATGAAGCCATCGACCGACAAAGAGCTCGAGCAGTTAAAGTTGGATCATGACAAGAGGATTAGTGAGATCAACCGACAGCAAGATGATCTGCTAAGGCTCGCTCAGGAAAACGCCGAAAAAGTATGGAAAGCAAATGGAGGTAAAGGTAAATTTGACAAATCCGCTGTCGCACTTACTTCTGCCCAGATAGATTCATTCGCTTCTATGCGGGATAGTGAGTATGATGCTTACAAAATAAAAATTGATGGTGTTTACAAAAATCTGAAAGACAAGTATCAGGACTATGCCGACCAAAGAAAGGCTATAGAGGATAATTTTCAGAAAGACATAGCTGCTTTGACTGTCAAATACGGTGCTGACAGTGATCCTGTTTCGGAAGCAAAAAGACAGCTCGAAAAAGCTTTAAAAGAAATTTCAAAAACTGCTTTATCTGAAAATGGACGTGGACTATTGGAGCTATACCTTTACGGCGATGGTTCTGATTTTATATTGTCTAAAATTAAAGAGTTTTTCCCGCTGTTTCAGGATATAACTAAGCTTTCAATGGACGAAATTCAACGCGTGAAAGAATTAGTTGAGGGAATTGAGATAGATCCTGATGTATTGGAATTGCTAAAAAAGGCCGGAGTTGACGTTGAGAATCTTATCCTAAAGCTTAAGGCAGCAAAAGATGCAACCGATGGGATGCTTGATTTCCAAAAATGGGAAAAGATACTCGATGTGGCAAATAAGCTTCAATCATCACTAACCAAGCTTGGAGGTGCACTTGAGTTATCTGGCGGTAAAATAGGCAAAATTGGGAGCATTATTTCCGGACTGGCTAAAAACCTTGGAGATATTTCAAATGTAGTTACAAAACTATCATCCGAAAAACCGCTTACAAGCGGCGATAAGCTCAGCATTGTTGATGCCGGCATTTCCGGAATTTCCGATCTATACTCAATGATTGCAAATCAGATCAATGAGAATAAAAGAGCTCAGGAAGAATGGAATGAAAAAATACTCGAATCGGCACATAACGCAGCGTTGGCAAGAATTGAGCTTCACGCTTATAAAGAAGATAATATATTTGGGGTTGAGAACCCATATCAAAGGGCCATTTCCGGGGCTAGTCAATATGCTGCCGCCATGCTGGAGTTGCGTAATGCAGCCAATGGGCTTAATAACGGCCAGGTGCAGGTTGGGGATGAGAAAAATGTAAACTGGGGAAATGTAGCCAAAGGCGTAAGCTCAGGAGCGGCCGCCGGTGCTGCAATAGGGACTATTTTTGCCGGTTTTACACTGGGACTTTCAACACTTATCGGCGCCGGGATTGGGGCGATAGTCGGTGGAATCTCCGGAGTGCTGGCAACTAAAACAGTGCCTATTTTTGAGTCGTTAAGCAAAAAATATGGAGAAATTTACAACAAAGACACCTTTGAATTAAATCCTAAAATACTTGATGATTACGAACTACTTGACGATGCGACTAAAGGTCTTGTAGATAGATGGGAAGAGATACGCACAAAAGCACTTGAGGCACAAGAGCAAATGCGTGAAAATTTTGCAGACCTGGCGGGTGATATAGGAAATCGACTTTCAGAAACATTGGTAAACTCATTCCGAAATGGAAATGTATTCGGAGCAATTGAAGACTTTAAAGGCGAAGTAACAACCATGATTGAGGATATTGTTGAAAAAATGATTTTTGCGCAATATTTTCAGAGTATGTTCAAGGGCTTGCAGGATGATATGATGGCCAGTTTTGGAGAATTTGGCGATCAGAATATTGTGGATGATATTGTTCGTTTTTTTGAACAGGTACCGGGCGCAATGGATGCGTGGAATGCGGCCATGGAGGCTGCGCAGGCCGGTCTTGCTGAAAAAGGCTTTGACGTATTCTTCGGAAAAAGAAATCCGGTATCAAAAGGTGCTATTACCGCCTCTCAGGATTCTATAAACGAGCAAAACGGTAGGCTTGCTGCCATGCAAATGCACACTTTCAATATCAACGAAGGCGTAAAGATACTGCAGGATAACAGCGCGCAAGCTTTAACACACCTGGCTGGAATCGAAAGAAACACATCCATACTGGACGGCGTACAAGGAAGTCTTTACAAAATGAATGATTCAATCAACGCGGTAAAATCAGAAATACAGGATATGAATTTACGTGGACTTAAATTAAGAGTATGACAGGAGAGCTGATTATAGATGGATTGAATGTGTCAACAAGCCTTGGCATTTTAATATCGCAGGGTGGGTATATTGGTTTGATCTCATTCCCTGAAATTAAAGATTTAAACTTTAATGATTGGGCTGAGCAGGACGGCATTGAGGTTGATTTGACAAACGTAAAGATAAAAGCAAAGGTTTTTGAGATTGATTTTGTCACAAAGAGCAGAAACGCCAATATCGATGCTTTTATTGATCTAATTACAGATGGAGCATATCATGTTTACAATTTTCCAGGCCTTGGAATTACAAAAACTTTAAGGCTGGTTGCTGGCGGAAGTTTTAACGGAGCATCAAACGAGTTAAGATCATTTACTTTAAAATTTTCAGAAGACATCCCAATGCTTGGTTATGAATATTCAGCTCCTGTCGGAGGTAGATATCCGGAACAGGGATATTCAATTGATCTTATTGATTTATCACAATACGGAATAGCTGTGCTTGAAGGGACAGAAGCTGAAATTTTAAAAGTTTCTGATGTCAAAAAAAACATTGAAATCGACAACAGTAATGTAAATGGCGTGATATACGATCCTATGGTGGTTCGATTTAAATCAAAAGATGTAAGGCTTAATCTTCTAATGAGTGGAAGTGGTGAGGATTTTATTGTGAACTTAAATGCTTTGATGTATAATCTTACCAGACAAGGAGAAAGGGTTCTTGCTTGTTTGGGCAAAACGTATAAATGTTATTTTGTTAAATCAGAAATAACGTATTTTGATTCTACCAATCCAATGTGGATGGAGTTTGGTTTGGTATTGAAAATTATCAGTAAAGAATAATTAAAAAATAGAACAGATGATACCATCAATAAGAATCAATAACGATGTAACAATATTGTTTGATGTTTTCAGAAATGATTCTCCTGAAGACTTCTCAGGTGCTTTTGATATTCAATTAAAGCTAAAAGGAGAACTTTTTTGTGACGAAATAGAACCTGTTTTTAGTATCGAAGGAAACAGGCTTACAGTGCTTGTGCGTGGAGAATTTCAGAAGGTGTGCGATGTTTACACCTTGGTTTTGTCGTACAAAAAGTACAACATGGACCGGGTGCCAATTAAGCAGCCTTACATTGTCGATGTGCAGGCTTTTAAACTTGTTTCAAGATCGCACGAAGCCACCCGCGAAGATGGCGATTGTTGCATAACTGTAAGCACAGTTCACCTTAACGGGGTGATTTCTTTAAATCAGGATGGTGCTGATGGGGCAGATGCTTTTGAAGTTTGGCAAAGGCAGCCTGGCAATGAGGGCAAAACAATTGAGGATTATTTCATTTTCTTACAAACTCCTGCTTACGAAGCTGGATTGACGGCCGTAGATGCAAAAAACATTTCAGTTCAGAAAGCTCAGGAAGCCGAACAGTCAGCATCTGAAGCTTTTTTGTCTAAACAATCGGCAGAACAGGCAGAAGCAAACTCCAAAACAGCCGAAACAGGCTCAATTAATGCTTCTAATACTTCCATTGAAGCGGCTGATCTTTCGATAGCGGCTAAAAACGCATCAGAGGTCGCACGTGACATTTCAATTGAGCAGGCGGGTATAGCAACCACCAAAGCGGGCGAAGCGTCTACATCGGCCCAGAACGCGGCCACAAGCGAACAAAACGCAGCTGATTCTGAACTGGCTGCAAAGGCTTCGGAGGATGCAGCGAAATTGAGCGAAACAAACGCCGGTAATTCGGCGCTCGCAGCATCAGGATCGGCAACGGCAGCACAAACAGCACAGGAGCTTACCGAAGCGGCACGAGATGCAGCATTGCTATCCAAAACAGCCGCAGAAGCCGCAGAGAACAACGCAGAAGCAGCTCAGGCAGCCGCAGAACTGGCCAAAACCGGGGCGGAAGCAGCCCGCGACACGGCGCTCAACACCGTTAACGATGTTAGGGAAACGGGAGAGAAAAACAGCGTGGCCATCTCCTCCCTGGAAAACGTTATCAATTCCGCCAACCTCAACCAAGAAACAACAGCTACAGCGACAGGTGTTGACACTATACCACTTCCTAAAACAGCTGCAAACGGAGGTATGCAGGTGCAGCTGTTTGGACAAAGTGCACAGAATTTGGTTAATGGAAAAAATATCGCTCCGGGCGCAAGTGTGACATTTGCAACGATACTTAATAACAAGTATTACGTATCAAATCAACCAGCATTAATAACAGGTGATGGAAACAATTATACTTCGACTAATTCAGGTGCAACAACGATAAATATTGTCGCCATCAACCTAACCGCCACATTTGGGCCGGGCACTGAAATAACTGATGTTCCAACTCTTAATAAGCTATTTGCCAACTATTTTGAAGGTAGCAAAAATGTTCTTGGAACTGGTAGGATTAGGAGTGTTGGGAAGAATCTATTTGAAAATAAGTGGGAACTTAATAAGTATGACGATAGCACCGGAGAAAAAACTGTGCTTGCGGGATGGATTAGAAGCGTTAACAAAATAATTATACAGCCGTCAACAGCGTATTGGTTTAAAATCTCGCTATTATCGTCTAGTATAAACGCTAGAAGAGTTTATTTTTATGATAGACAATTAAAATTTATATCTTCAGTAGCGCTAGCAACTGATTCTTCGGGATTCATAGCTCCTACAAATGCATACTATATGGCCGTATCTGTTAGGTTTAATCCACCTGAGTCAAGAAATTTAAACGTTAGCCTGATAGTTGAAAAATCATCAGTAGAAGTTATTTACGAACCATACCGCTCATCATCACTCTACCTCACCACCTCCGAACTTCGTTCTAACGGACTAATCAAAGACGAAATCCGAAAGGGGACGAATGGTTATGAGCTGGTTAAGAGAGTTGGAGTTGGGACGTTAGCAGAAAAAATTATAAACGGAGGATTTACCACAGATGCAAATTGGATTAAAGGTAGCACTTGGACTATATCAGGTGGTACAGCTTCGGTAAATAGCCCAGAAGCAATATCCTATCTATCTCAGACAGTAGATTCATTGGTTAGTGGTAGATGGTATAAGTGCTCCATTAATATACTATCTACAAACGGAGTTGCTATGTACCTTAGGGTTGGCGGCAATGCCTTAAGTCCAATTATAAATACTACCGGATTAAAAGAGTTTTATGTTCTATCTGATGGAGCTACTGCAAGAGTTAGGGCCAATGCTGGAGTTATAGCAACTATCGATGATGTATCATTTAAAGAAGTTACTGCAGCCGAAGCAATAGCAGCAACAAGTACATTCACCGAATTAGGAAGCAACGTACACTACACCCTCGCCACACCAACCATCACACCAATCGCTCACGCAGGACTACTAAATTCCAACAGCAACGGTACAGCCTACTTCGAGCCGATTATTGCTGATGCAGGGGTTTATTCTACCAATCTTGCAGTACAACTCACAGACTATCCAATCAGCTCACTGGAGAGAATAATTAAGCGGGTGAATGGTGTTGATGTCGAGCTTTCCACTTCCACGGCGGTAATAGCTGGAAATAGTTTAAGTTTCACCCATCCGAGCCTTGCAGCAGGGGATTTGGTGATGTTTACCTACAATTACGCTAACGAAAGTATCGGTAGGAGTATGACATTGACGCATTACGACAACCGATATGTTATAGCTGATACAGCTAATGGTAAAGTTTATCGCTGGTCGGTTGTGAGTACAAATGGAGTTCCAAGTTTAACATTAATTGAAGTATAAAATGGAAGAGGTATTTATTCAAGCTTTAGCAAACAGAACAAAAAGCGAGGAAGGGCTCATCGATCTCCTTCCTGAAGATGTGAAAATTTTGGTCGAAGAGAAGCTTAACGAAAGCTTTGACCCGCCAGCAGTGGAGTAGTAAATTAATTCAACTAACTATTTAATCAATCGCAATGCAAACACTTTTCATTCCCTCGCTCTTAGCGCAAGACTACAAGTCGTTCTTTATCAAGCTGATCATCGTTTTTGCACTATGGCTTATTGCTATAATTGCAACCCTGATCGATCTTAAAACTGGCATCGATGCAAGTAAACGCTTGGGCAATTTTAAAACCACTTCTTCCGGACTCCGCCAGACGTTGAAAAAAGATTTTCAATATTTTACGCTGTTGATTATAGCTTTCCTTTTTGATTTTGTTTTCAGTTACCTGACAACGCTAACCGACATAATTTCACTTCTGGGGCTGTTTAGAATACCTGTGTTTACAATTCTATCGGTGGTCACCGTTTTGATAATTGAGTTTATATCGGTTAGAGAAAATCTAAGCAAAGGCCGTAAGGATGTCGTTTCGCCTGAATTAATCAACAAAGCACTGGAGATTATTGGAGCTCTTGGTGACGACAAGATAAAAGCAATATCCGAAATTTTAAAACAAAAAAAATGATTATTAGCACTCCACAGGGAAATATCCAAGTAAATGTATTGGACGGAACTTACCGATACAGACAGCTTATGGGTGATAACTATGTACAATTAATGATATTATTGCCCGGTTATTTTGAGGTGCCAGTTCGCTCGACGATTACCTTAGGAGTTGACACGTACACACTACTTGAGCCACAAGTAGTGTCGAAGCATAGCTCAAGAAATCATGAGATTTCACTCAGATTTGAAGGAGTGCAGGCTTTAATGAAGAATTATATGTACAGAGATATCAACGGAACCAGAGGGCTTAAATTTAGTCTTACAGCTAAATTAAGTGAGCATCTTGCTTTGTTGATTTTAAATCTTAACGAAAGAGAATCCGGATGGTCTTTTGTGTTAAATCATCCTGATATTGAGACGACAATCACCGTATCTCATAATAATGTATTTGATGTTCTTGAGATGATAGTTGAGAATTGTGGAGTAGAATATGAAATTGTAGCGAAAAACGTCATTGTCGGAAAAGTTGAGTACTTTAAATCAAATCCACTACCCCTTTCGTATGGAAAAGGAAAAGGTTTTCTTCCGGGTATCAAAAGAGAAAACTACTCCAACGAAAAACAAATAGATATTCTGTTTGTGCAGGGCGGTGAGAGAAATATAATTGAGTCTGAATACGGATCAAGGTATTTAAGGCTGCCGGCCGGAGCTACCTTTTGGCATCTTGGAAAAGAGTTTGAGGTTGATGAATTTGGATTTTCGCTTTACCTGAAAGGAAGAAACACGCCTGGAGCCGTAGAGGGAAGTATAGACCTATCTGAGTTTTACCCAAAGTTTGAAGGATCTGTAACTTCAGTTTTAACAGTCGATGCGGATAAACATTTTTACGACTTTGTGGATAATTCAATCCCAGAGTCGCTTGACTTTAATCAGTACATAATTGAGGGAGAGAAACCGATTGTTATTTTTCAATCTGGCGGATTATCTGGTAAAGAGTTTGAGTTTAGCGGATATAATCACGCTACCCGAACGTTTAAAATTGTACCGCAGGCTATTGATGGTATAATCATGCCCAATAGTGGAGCTTTCCAAATTTCTCCAGGTTCAAAATACATTGTTGTTAATATAAAAATGCCAGCAGCGTATCGGCAGGACGACATAACACAGACCGGCGCAAGCTGGAATTTGGCAAGAGAGGCCGCCAGGCAATTGCTAGAGCGTACAACGCCACGATTTAGTATTGCTGGGGAGCTTGACGGTGTGTGGCTAAGTGAAATTATTGATGAAGTGCCAAGATGGGTTACTGTCTCTCCAAAATTAAAGGTCGGAGGATATGTTAAATTCTCAGACGTCGAAATGGATGAAGATTTTCTGGTAAGAATTACCGGAATAAAGGAGTTTCTCAATAAACCAACGTACCCTAAAATTGAACTTAGCAATGTTTCAGGCTCAAAAAGCCTGTCTTCTGTATTGAATAAGATCGAAACCGAAGCTGTTGTCACTAAAATGCTAAACGATGAAACGATTCGGTTTGCCAAGCGTGGATTCCGCGAAGCACAGGAAACAAGTGAGGCTTTGCAAGGGGCGCTATTGAATTTTACAGGCAGTATTAACCCGGTGACATTATCCACAATGCAGATATTGCTTGGTGATCAAAGCTTGCAATTTAACTTTGTAGATAGTGCATTCAACCCATCTCCCACCATTGTTACACATGAGCCACAATACAATCCTGGTACTAAAATTCTAAATGTTCCTGCTGGCGTAATACAGCATAAAACAATAGGGATTACAGATGTAAAACCAAACAGACCGGCAAGTGAATACAGACACTGGACGCTTGCATCAGCAGATTTTGACTTTAACGCTTTGGATGTAAACAAGTTTTACTATTTGTATGCAGCTTGTGCTGTATCCGGAATTACTGGTGAATTTATTTTAAGTGGAACCGGAAAGCCATTTCAAGAATCTGGAAATTACAACTTACTCCTTGGAATTATCAACTCTGAAAACAACTCTGATCGCAACTATGTTCGTTTTTACGGATTTACTGAGATTTTACCTGGAAGAATAACGGCCGATAGATATGTTTCAGAAGACGGGAATAAATACATTGATTTGAAGAAAGGAGAATTTTCAGGTATTTTTAAATTTCAGAGCGGACAGCTGGTTGATGAATATATTGGTGATTTGTTTGAGGGGATTAAGATTGGTGGTGCAAACCTTTTGTCCGGTTCAGAGGCTCCGCAATTTGCCCCAAGTACAACCAATTCGGGAACGTCTGTAAAATACACAAACGAAACGGATCATTACCATAGAGCAACCCCGGTAGGAAAACCTCTATCGATTATGGGCGCTTTGCTCAATTATCAGGCCGGTAAAGAATACATAGCCAGTATATATGTTCGTCAATCCTCCGGTTCCGGAGTTGCTGTTTCGCTTTATAATGACGGAGATCAAACCGGATCGATTAAATCCACCATTTTACCTAATGGCGTTTGGGTTCAGATTACGACCAATCCGTTTACTACATCAGGCAATAAGAATCTTGTGCTCACTACGGCCGTATCCGGACTGGCTGTTGATTATAAAAAGGTCAAAATTGAAATAGGAACAAAAGCCACGGACTGGAGCCCATCGAACTCAGATATTAAAAGTGGAATAGAACAAGCAAAGCAGGATGCGGCAGAGGCGATGTTAACGGCAGAAGAGGCTAATTCGGGAATAATCGATTTAGACGCATACACAAGAGGAGCATTTAAAGATGGTGTTATTTCTGAAGCTGAAGCAATTGCGATTAAAAAATATGTAAATCAGATCAATGCGGCGAAAGAAGATGTACTGAAGGAGTATAACGATCTGTATAATAATTCCTATCTGGCCGGTACAGCAAAGGCAAATTTACTTAACGCTAAAATAACTTTATTTGGGGCAATTGACGATTTATTGAACTCAATTTCAGTCGCAATTGCAGATGGAAAAACAACAACAGCGGAAAGTTTGGATGTCGATGATAAATATAATTTATACATCACAGCATACGGTAATTACCGAACTGCCGTAATGCAGGCAAGCAAAGCTATTCAGGACAAACTAAATGAACTTGCACTTAAGGCTATTACTGATCTTGAAGTGGGGGGAGAAAATCTGTACAATGGAAATAACACCCTGTCGATTTCAAGTCTAGGTGGGACTACGCCTACAATTACAAGAAACACAATTGAGACTCCCAATGGATTTGAAATCGTATCGTCTAGCGGAGGATATCTGACCGAAGCCCGAATTTCAAATGTAGTTAGAAGCAATGGACATCATGTGGTGAGTTGTTTTATTCGTGTTGCATTTGGTACCGCCAATGTGGCTATAGATATTTGCGACAACTTAGCTCAGAATGTTTCAGTAAACACAGATTGGAAGCTTGTTCAAGCGGTTGCAAATGTATCTAACTACTCCTCTGGAGTTTATAATTTCGTTGACTTTCAGACTAATAATCACGTAACCATTCAAGTCAAAGATTTCATGGTACAGAAAGGAAACAAGGCAACCGACTTTAGAAAATCAACCGAACTGCTGCTCCAGGCTCTACAGGGAAGTACTGATGTACTTGGCGGTCTGCTTGCTACGAATGTTATCCTGATGAAAAATCAGGAAAATAACATCACAGGTGGTGTTTCCGGTTTGATAGGCGACAATATCGCCCAGTGGAGTGGCGGAACATATAACCAGGCAGTCGAAGATGCTGAGAGGGAATTCGGGGCAAATATGCAAACCGGAAGTCTTGACAAAAAAGACGGATCAGGTCACCGGGCGTTTGGTAAAATAGCCTGGGATGCGCTTGGGAATACATATTATGCCGGAATAATAGAGGCTCTTGCTGGAAAAATCGGCGGTCTAAATATTTTTGAAAACACCCTTCGCTCGGAGACCATGTCTTTTAGCGAGACTCCTGTTGAGACTTTATCCTCATTGATGAGCCCCACGTCGGCTTCGATAAGCCAGCAGAGTTCGTGGAGTAAGACAATTCAAAATCAAACGGCATCTGCCTTTACGCAACCTATTCTATTAACAACAGACTCGCAGTTGAGATTTCGGGCAACTTGCGTGCCGGGGTATGACATTTTACATCCTAATAGTCGGCGATGGGAGGTTAGAATTATTGGCGCTAATAATGTGATAGTGTTTCGTGATTACGGAGATGGAATCTTAAATGACCAGCTGTACAGTGTTAATCTGCCTGCCGGAGAGTTTGTGGTTCAGGCAATTGCTTATCAGGCCGGGGTTATTAGCTCTAATGTAACTAATACGGCAACGCTGACAGGAGAGAGTACGAATGTTATTTATGCATACAGTTATACGGCACAAACTAAAATAGGTTCAGATGGATTTTACTCCTTCTGGAGTTCAGATCGGTACATTTACTTCAAAAGCAATTATGGGTTTGAAGGCCGATATGGGAATATAGGGTTGCGCTTCATTACTGGACAAAGCAATCCACAAAAAATGGTAGGTGGTAGTTGGTCAAATTTATAACATACAAATATGATTACAGAAAACATTTTAAGGAAATTGACTCCGGGCATCTCAGAAAAAGAAGTTAAAAAATTTAGCTCCCAATTGAATGCATTAATTTTAGATTCCGAAATAAATACCCCGGTAAGAGTTGCGCACTTTTTAACTCAACTGTGCGTTCAAACTGATTTGCTTTCTTCGTTTCGTGAAAAAGGAAAAGATAAGTACAAAAGACGCGGCTTTATCAGTGGAGAGCTAATGTACAAGCTTCTGTCCGAAATCACGCAAGATGAAAAACTGATCGAAAAACCAAGCAGCCTGGACAATACAAAATTATGCCTGTCAGCAATGGTCCGCCTGTGGTCACATTTAAGATTGAATGAGATTTCTGACAAAGATGATCTTCGTAGCATCACATACCGATTAACCGGTAATTTTGATAATATGGAGCTAAGAAGACAGATTTTGCTGAAAACCAAAAAAGCTTTAAGTGTATGAGGATGTCAGAAAAAGAAGAATATTAAAAAACGACAAAACAGAAAAACATGAACAATAATCTTTTACAGATCATCAAAGAGGTGGCCAGGGAGTTTGATTTTGATTGGCGGATTGCAGCCGCGTTTATTGAAGTTGAATCAGGCAGTAAAGGGTTTGATGACAAAACCGGAAAGATCCTCATTCAATTCGAACCTGTTTGGTTTCGACGAAAAGTACCGTATGCGCCATCCGGAGCATGGAGTGTAAATAAAGTAGATGTACAGCGGAAAGAATGGGAGGCTTTTAATAGCGCATTTAAAATCAACCGAAATGCAGCCATGGAGAGTACTTCAATAGGACTGGGGCAAATAATGGGTTTACATTGGTCGAGATTGGGTTATAGTTCCGTTGGTGAAATGTGGGATTACGCAAAAAAGGGTCTACACGATCAGGTTCAGCAGTTGTTCATGTTCATTGTAACAGATTCGAGACTTCTGGCCGCACTGCAGGCTCGTAACTGGCATCTGGTGGCAACTTTATACAACGGTGCCGGATACATGGAGATAGCCCGTAAATACGGACGTGAGCCATACGACGAAGCAATGAAACGCGCATTTAAAAAGTATTCAACCCTATGAAAACATCAATAAATCTGATTTGGATAATTCTGTTGGTAGTCGTATTGATTTCAATGACTTTCCTGATTAACGATAACGTAAAACAGCGCGAAGAAAATGCCCGGCTGTCAATGAATCTTGATCAATACGGTAGACAGGTTTCTTCCCTGGAGCTCTCCAAAAAAGAGCTGGCCAACGAGCTTGAGAAAAGAGAAAAAACCATCGTGGCTGTTGATAGCATTCTCCGAAAGCGAAATATGAGAATAACTCAACTCGAGAGGGTTATTGCTACCAGGGTTAATATAGTCGACCGGGATACAACTTTCCTGGCACTTGAGAAAGCAGTACCGGTTTATCTGCCAACACCTTCTAATTCGGCTCAAATGTACAAAACGGTCTTTAAAACCGCTGGTAATTGCATTTCAATTGAAGGATTTATTTTGTCGGCTGACCCGGAACCTTCGCTGGCCATTACTCAGAAGACAGTCAAAGTAGTAGTTTACAACATCGACGTGAAACGCAAATGGTATCAGTTTTGGAAGCCTCGATCTGAGAAAATCATATCATCAGAATGCGGTGAAGTTGAGGTGAATGAAATAAAACAATCAAAATAGATTTTAAAGTCCAGGTTTGTTGTGAATCTGGACTTTTTTAATGTAGAGCCTTATACAATGAAAATTTTTTGTCCGGCAGCTGGCCCTGGCTTTAGGGGTAAATTACTCTAATTTAGTTCAGTATTTAAAAGGGACAAGAACAATTCCGGAGAAGTATTTAGAGAGAATATTGGGATTACTTGAAAATTAATTTAAAAATATGCTGTATAACATATAAAAACATTTGTTTATATATCAAATTTGATATATATTTGCACATATAAATAATAGAGCTGGCGGCAACAGCAACAATACGGCAAGAAAATCATGTCAACATTTAATTTCATAACAAAACAAGAAGGCTACGGACGTCAAGGGTTGTATTTCTCATTCGATGGTGAAAAATACTTTATTCAATCTTTGTTCCCAAACATTGAAGAGCATTTTGGAATCACTCACGAAAATGATTGCTTCTACAATGAAGATGATAAGGTGTATACAGATTGTAATGGTAATGAAACTATACCTTACTCAAGCTTAGATTTTTTCCTTACAGAAAATTTTAAAGCAGAAATTGGGCGAATAATTATTAATATATGGCACAAAATAAAAATCAAAGCGAGCACTGGAAGGTGCTCGTTTTACTCCTCAAAGAAATAGCAGAAAACAAAGGAATTACACAACAGCAAATTTCTGAATGTACTGGTTTATTGCAATCAAACGTTAGCCGGTTTTTTTCATTGAAATATAAACCTAATTTAGATGTGTTTCTTCAGGTAGCTGGGGCAATTAAGGTTAATTTCTTTTTTGAAGACCAAGAAAGCATAACAGACTTGAATGTCATGTTTGAAAGAGCGATGGATAAATTATACCGACGTGAAATAAAAGAAATATCAAAGAACTAACACAATATGAAAACAACAGAATTAAGAATAGGAAACAAAGTCCTATTCAAAGGAAATGAGAAAACAATAAATAGGATTCATAAAGATGTAGTGTCTTTTGAATTCTATCTAGAACCAACAGACAACCCGAATCTTCCTGGTGATTACATAAAGGTAAGCATAGAAAAGATTGAGCCTATCCTACTCACCGAAAACTGGTTGTCAAAGTGCGGTTTTCAAAAGATTATTGACGAAAATGGGCGTGAATTTTTCTCTTTGATAATAAAAAATGGAGATTTAAGCAAGCCGGCCATTGAAATTTATAATAACAGGACAGTAATTTGGAATAATACTCATGTTAAGCATGTCGAGAGTATACATCAGCTCCAAAATTTATATTTTGCATTGACTGGTGATGAGCTTGTTTTCAAATAATTGTTTCACAAAACCAACACGATAAATCAAATAATCAACACCCAGCAAACTGATTATCAATTCAGTAATTAAAAATAAATTTCAGATTCCGGTTCTGAAGGTCGTGGGTTAGAATCCCGCCGGGGTCACAATAAAAAACGCTATCTATCTCATAATCAGATGATAGCGTTTTTTTATTTCGTTTTCTTGTCAACCAAATGTCAACCTGAGTAATTTTAACATTTAAAGGCTATTTCAAAGAAAGGTTGCAAAGAAATTATTTTTTGACTCTTCGAAGATAGAAAAAACTTTCCATGTCCACACAATTTTGCTTAAAGTCAAAATTTGAATATCTTTGTTCTTTGCTCTCAAAACAGGAATTTTTCATAGTTTAGGTTTAGGTTAAAATGTGCAATGAGTGGCTGTGAAGTTACCCATTGTTTTTATGCCTTAATACAAATAAAGATGAATCGTATCGTTGTCTCAATTCTTTTACACGTAATAACCGAAAGCAAATACATGAATTCAATTGTGTCTGTTAATGCTGCTACCCAACCCTTCTCTAAAAGATAATCGTATGATACCTTTAAATACGGATCTCCTAACAAATACACCCCGGTCTCAATTTTTGAAGCAACACTTATAAGGTTTTCACTTTCGGTAAGCTCATCGAACATTCTGTAGGCTTTAACTTTGGTATCCACATCCAACTCACTTAAGTCCTCGATGCCTAAATAATCATAATAGTTTGGTAACAT